AATTATTTTGTCAGAGTCTTGAAAATCTGTAAATATATTGTATGTTTCAATGTCTTTTGTCCCATCAATTACCTTTGGATCTCTCAATGCTTTTTCGAGTATCTTGGTATATTTATTATAGTATTTTGCAGGAATCCGATAATATCGTGTATTGCATTTTGTGCTTGGAGGTGTCTCGCATTGGAAAAGAGCTTTCTTGTTCGAATATTTGTACCAATCAAAATTGTCGGAAAGGTAATATCGACCGCTTATTTTACTTACTGTTTCAAAATTCGAAAGATTCATTTGTTTGATGGCAAATAAGAGCATATTTATTTCTGCGACCGATTTGTGTGGCCCATTTATATATTCTTTTAACTCATCTGCGCAGTAGATGATTTTATGAACTCCCTTCCTTTTAAATCCGGTTTCTTCACTTTCACTTAGATGAGATCCCTCAATCAATACAATAAATGGATTGGGAACATGTTTTTGGACGGATTCGATTGTATTGATAGTCTGCTCATATCTTTCTGTAGGTGTATATTTGCTCCGAACTCCATAGCTCAAATTAGAGGGATGTGTATGTATGACGGATGTTATGAATACCAAATTTGGTTTTTGGCGTATAACATAAAGTATGTATATGATAAGAAGAATAAGTATAAATACACTTGCACCAAGAATATTTTTTAACATATTCCTTAACATCTGATATATACTAAATTGATAAAATTGATTCTATTTGGTGAATAATATTTATATTAAAGAGACACCCCCAATCACAATACAACATTGAATATACATAAGTATGGCGACAACCGCGGATGATTTCTCTATTGATGATGAATGGAACAAGTTTGTTTCCTGCGAGAATGATATTACAAAACGCTTTTATAGAGACGACCATAAAAAAACAGAGATTCTTTCAGAGGAGTCTGATTCCATAGATACCGACGAAGAAATGGAACTAAGAGAGACCGCCCCTGAGTGTCAGGACTTATACATATCCACAAAAACAAAGGTTCTTTTCCTGAATCAACCCGTGAATATATATGATGTGTTTTGGAAAATACCGATCATTGAGTACGGACAGCCGACCGAGGGGGTCATCAAAAAACAGATGAAAATCATATCAAAAACGCCCGAGGAATACGAAGAGTACTGTAATAACTTGAAGGATATTCCGTATTACAAGGAAAATATTATCAAACAAATCAATAATCCGAATGCACGAAGGATCAAGTTCAAGGATGAGCGCAAAATAACGATTGGCATATCGAAGAAAGACATAATGGCTTGTCGCGGAAAAGTAAAGGGCGCCTTTTACAACTGTTTTGCAATCATTATTCGGTTTATGTTTGAAGATCAATTTCGCGAAATACACGTGAAGGTGTTTAATACCGGCAAAATGGAAATCCCGGGAATATTAAGTGCAAAACTTCTTGTCGCGGTTCGTGAAATGGTGAAAAAGACCATGGAACCCTATTTAACTCAACGCCTCGAGTTTGTAGATGACGATTCAGATGATGACAATGTTCTGATCAATTCCAATTTCAAGTGCGGATTTTATGTGAATCGACCTAAGCTCTACAAGATTTTAACAACAAAATACGGAATACAAACCGCATTTGATCATTGCAATTACCCGGGGGTGAAATGCAAGTTCTATTTCAATAATGAGCTCGGGTTTGATCCAGAAATCCAACGCGGAATCATTGATGCAGAGGATCGAAAGATGAAAATGAATAAATTAGACGAGGATACCAAATATACAAAGGTATCGTTTATGATATTCCGCACAGGAAGCTGCCTAATTGTCGGAAACTGTTCCGAAAAAATTCTAGTATTTATCTATGAGTTTATCAAAAAAATACTGCAGGATGAATATCATAACATTTGTATTGCAAATGACGATGATATAATGAAACCCAAAAAAACAAAACTCCGTAAGAAGACGATTACGATAACACATTAATAATCCTAATACATTAACATTCTAATAATAATAATATAGGTACAGTCTAATAATATAGGTACAGTCGCAGTCGAACATAGTATTATTTTCTCATTTTTATTTTACGAGTTAGAACCCTTTTTTTCTTATAGGATACTGCATCAAATAATTTGTCAAATATAGAATCATCGATGACATTCGGCGCAACGGAAGCGCCTCCGTGTTGAATCATATCGAATGTAATGGAAGAACCCGTATTTGAAGCATAATTACGAGGATCCTTTATTAAAACAACTCCGACTGGCACGCCCATATTTCCAAGGGCTTCATGGTAGGGATGATTCACCAACGAATTCATCTTGCATCCACTAACGAATTGATGAGGTTCAAACGGCGATTCTGGATGCGCATATTCGCCGACATTCTTTTCGATGATAACAATATTATCTCCCAATAATGACATTTTCCTACAGTATATTATGTATATATACTATAAATAATATAGTATTTTTGCGAGACAACCCATCATTTATTTTTGTAAGTACGCCGCAGATCCGTGGATTCCTTGATCTCCCGATGTGATTTCAAATATTGAATAATAAAATCAACATGTTCCTTGTTGGGTATAATATCGATCAAACATTTTTCGATGTATTGAAAGGTTAATGAAGAATACTCCTTTTTGGGAACCATTTTCAACTCTCCATCGCCGATTTCAATAACCGTTTTTTCCATATTTTTTGTCTTAAGTTGGTCTATGATTACTGTTTGCAGCTCCCCCTTTTTTTCACGAATCTCCCTTAATTTCTCAGAAAGAATCTTCATTTGCGAATCGTAGAGAACCCAATTTTTAATATGATCTACCAATGCATTATTTTCACTCATCGTATATAGTGGGTTTTATATACTATGATATTGCACTATTTTTATGTATCTAATCATATATGATTTATTTATAGTTTGGCATAATACCACAAATTCGACAAATAGGAGTAATAACCGGATCGGCTATTATCGGGCACGCGCGAACTTTGTGTAATGTTGGGACCATACATGAGAATGTTGTTGAGCTCAAATACGTTCAGTGCTCGCGAATAATACACCAAATTCGAGAGGGTTCCAGTAAATCCATTATTGTGTCCAACAAGTACGTCTTCGTAGTTTTGTTTGAGCACCTCAGAATATTCCTTTCTCCCGGACATGACTCCATTCACATAGACGTCCAATACGGTGTTCTGAACACGAACTGCTAAGTGGAACCATTTTCTCAAAGGAATATTTGTAATATCAATGTACTGATTATTATCTCTAACTGTATCCATATATACGCGGATTGTATTTTCGGTATTGGATAAATATACACCAGGTGCATTATTCACGGTCGCAATTCCATTGCTATCAAATGTGCGATTTCCCTTGCTGAATATATGGCTGAATTTGGGGCTGCCCGACGGGAGATCAACCTTGATATCGTCAATAAACAGCCATACTGACCATGTTAATTCTAATCCCTTGGATTGGTTATTGGAACGGAAAATAGGAACGGAATCACTATTGTTAGGATCCTGTTTAATAACGATATTTGCATTTCCAGGAGCAGTACCTTTCACCAAATAGGGGTCGCGCGATGGTTCCATGAAATATCCAATCAGTTTTATCCCTAAATTCGCAAGAAACATGAATACAATAACAACAAAAATGAGAAACACGAATTTTGCAATAATACTATTGGAACTCAAAAACTCACTGCTTGCGCTACCTACATCACTTTCTGAACTGAATTTGTTCAATGTATCCGTTAATCCACTAGTAATGTTCGATTTAAGAGTATCCAATGATCCAGTAATCGACGGAGTATCGGGGGCATTTATTTCGGGCAAATCTGGAATATTCTCCTTAATCGTTTGTATTGTATTTTGAATAGGTTGGGCTATATTCGATAAATAATTATTTGATTCGGGTACCGGAGCCGTACTCATACTTAAAATATTTATATATTACAACATTATTTTTTATACATGGCGTATCGCATGCAGAATGAATTCAATCCTATATTTGGAGTATATGTATAGATTGCAGTGTATGCCTGCCAAAATAAAATAAGTTATATGTTATTTTGGGGTTGGGATGATGATTATTAAAAGAATCGGATTTGCTTGCTATCCACATTGTCTTTCAGAATGGTTAATTTCATACCATAATTAGGAAAAGCGGAACTTACGCCATTTCCACTGGAATATTTGCTCCATGCGGTTCCAGGATCCATGGGATTTGTCCATCTTGAAAACTTCGACAAGAATATGTCTAAAGGTTCCGCAATGGTACTCGACATAGATACAGTGCCTCCCAATTTAATATCAGCCTGGGAAATGGCAGGCATATCACTTAACTTTTTGGAAATAACAAGTTTTCCATCAATATACATGTCTGCAATGCGATTATCGATACTGGTAATAACATATACCCATTTCTGAAGAGGAAAGTTGTCCGTTATCAAAATGGTATCTTTGCTACCTCCTTCCGTGCGAATATCGAATTTCAGATGAGGCGAATCTTTCGCCAAATATAAACGAATATCGGGTTGGTTGTTAGCACCATATCGGGAGAATATGTTTTTCTCGTACAAAGAGGACCAGCTATTTACAAATATCCAAACTCCATAAGAATATCGTAATGAAGCTGGTTCGGGGAGCGTGGATGCCGGAATAACAGGAGATTCTGTCTTCAAATCCACTTTTTCAACAAGAGACGATTTACCAGTATACATTTTATACAAAAAATACGACAAGACCACAACCATAATTCCTAAAACAATAACAGTAATATTCATTATTATCGGCTTACTTACTGGATATATATCCTTTTATGATAAATAATTTAATCAGGTAAAATGAATTCTTCTATCTGCACTTATAGAAGTTTGGGCGGATTTTTGAATCGAAGAAGGTTATAACTTGCAGATATTTCTCTCGAATAAAGTGCATAAGGGTAATAGGATACGCTGCAAATGGCGCCGCGAAGACCATTGTCTTCTCCCACAACAATGGTATCGGATTCATCTCCGGGCAATGGAAGATTGTCTTTATTGAAAACGGCGGTACGTACTAATTTCCCATTTATAAAAATATTCACGGAATTATCATGATAGGTTATTGCAAAATAATTCCATTTCTGATTTCCATTGTTGATTTCGATTTCAAAGGGAGGAACGCCGGGTGCATTTGAATAATAAATCTTATACACATTTCCCTTATGTTGCCCATTATTCATATAGGTTATGCGTGGTTTCCCATTTGCATAATTCAGTATGTTGGATTCCCGCATGTATGCAATATCGGATATGCCTCCAGTATTCACATAGACCCAAAAAGAAATACTGTAATTGTTATCGCGATATGTTGCCTTAACTTTGTATAATTGTGATTCCTGGAGTTTATCCTTATTTAAAAAGCGGTTATACCATTTTCTCAATTTGTTCTCAAGAGATTCTCTTCCAGATAGATCGATTTCCTCCAAATGATTTACCAAGAAGTGGTTGCTACCCGCAATCGTACGTTCAAGATTTAATTCTACAGGGTCATATAATAGTATGTTCGAGTCCATTTTCGACATTTTATTTATCAACATCGGGAGAATAGAGTAAAGGCCAATAAATACAATTTCAAGTATCAATAAGATAACCGCAATATGGGGTGTCATGTCCCATTCTTTCTTCAAGTAATTCACAAAATCGGCAAAAAGACACGGGAGATAAAAGAGAAATCGAACAAAAAGACCAGAATATCCCGATTGCTGTTTGAGATAGTTGCTAAATAATATATATACAAGGGCCAGTCCAATGATTATAATCATAAACATGAGCAAATACACGATGAAATTCATAAACATAAGAGTCGTGGATGAACTTCCCAAATACATAATTGCTCGAATAAGTATGAATCCGGCAAAAAGGTATAATCCGCCTTTAACAAAAGGCTGATAGGATGACATAGTTTCGGATGGAAACATAAAGTCTTTTCCTATGAAAAATGCCAAAAGAATGGGTAGCATAAACAGAAGAATATAATAGTATATTTTGCTGCTGATGTCCGTCGAAATAAAATATATGCTCATCCCGGATACAAAAACGACTGCAAACATAATCATCATTTTTATGAGATCTTTTGTAAATATGGAAATGGTTTTCTCATTTACATCTACCGATGCGCGCTGCTTCAGTGATTCTTTCAGCGAGTTTATCATAGTATCAATATCATAACCCGGAGGTATTGTCATTATATATACATAAATATATAATGTAAATATATTTGTACATTCCTGATTATCAAATTCCAAATATAAATGCGACTCATGTTATTTATTTATTACAGATTCTCAATCGCTGTTTTTTCTCCATGGCAATCTCTACAAAGTGCAACTAAATTATCTACGTGATTGCTTCCTCCATGTTCCAATCGGATAACATGATCGACCTCAAACCATGCAGGCAATTGACGGTTGCACTTTTGGCATTTCCAATTTTGTTTCGCAGCGACAAATTTCTTTTTGGTCTCACTAACAGATCGTTTGGTCGCTTTTTTACCGTCTCCCAATCCAGAATTCATAATTTTCTTTTCGTAGTGAGAAGAATCTTTATTCATGGCCAAGACGGGGTAGTTATAGGCACCGCCTGTTTGAACTTTTTCCATGCCATTCGCAGTGAAATCCAATATGGGAGATACAATGTTTGATGCATTTTTATCCACGGGTAAATATTTCAAATATTCATTTGACGTTAGTATAATATTTTTGGCATTTGTCGGGTTGCGTTTCACTAACCAATAAACAAGATACGCGGCAAAAACAACGCCTGCCATTTGATAATATTTTTTCCAGGACAATGCGGTTTTCAGTATCTTTCCATCCGTATATATATTTGCAATTAAAAAGGATGCGATTAAAAATAAAGTTATTTCAATACGCATTTTTGTTATGATCTGATTTTATATGTTATCTTATGATCTTATCTTATGATCTTATCTTATAATATATATTTCGGGAGATTTTCAATGAATCGAGGAGGCTTGTATTAGTAATATAAATATATACAGATGAGGAATATCAAAATAAACACCAGCTGCACGTATTTTTTGTGTAGTCTGAGTTTTTCATATATAAATATTTGTTTGGGCTTATATGCATTTTCATATGTTTCTAAACCCTTCAAATAGGGCATATTTTCTTTACCAAGCATCTCATTCACTTTGTTATGTATAAAGTGAATCCATTTCATGAAAGATTCCCTCGAATCTAAATAAGGAGAAACCGGATATTTATCGAGCATCTGGGCAAATTTATTTCCCATATCTGCATCTGGAATAAAGAGCGGCATGTTTGTAATCAGATCATAATATTTTCGTTTTGTTATATTGTTGGGAGATTCCGGATAAGAATAGGCGACAGTGTGCATAAAAAACCAGTAATGCGGCCCCCATACTTCTGGATTCAATTCAATCATTATTATATAATATATGATTCGAAACGAGTAAAATATACAAACTATATAAACATGATACAATATAATCCTCCAGTATTGGACGACAACATTTGAAAATATGGACTCCTATTGTAATAATTGTGGGAAAAATGGACACATGTATAATCAGTGCAAAATACCGATTACCAGTTATGGTATTATTGCATTCCGTATAAATCCGGAGAACGGTGGATACGAGTATTTGATGATACGGCGCAAAGATACCCTCGGGTACATTGATTTTATGCGGGGTAAATACTCGACAAATAACAAACACTATTTATTGAACATGATTATGCAGATGACGAATCAAGAAAAAGAACTGCTGAAGACGGGAGATTTCAATTTGATGTGGAAAAAACTATGGGGATCGAATGCATTTCTGAACAAATACAAAACAGAGGAAATATCGTCGAAGGAAAAATATGAAATGTTGTATTCGGGTATATTTTTGAAAAACGATTCCTATACATTGAACGATTTAATTGCAGAATCGGATAAGGGGGAAACCTGGGACGAACCGGAGTGGGGATTCCCCAAGGGACGCAGGAATTACCAGGAGAACGATTATCAGTGCGCGATTCGGGAATTTTGCGAAGAGACCGGGTATCCAAGTAGTATATTGAAAAACATTCAGAATATATTCCCGTTTGAGGAAATATTCATTGGATCCAATTACAAGTCATACAAACACAAGTACTACCTGATGTATATGGACTATCATGAATCATGTAGTACTGTACATAAATTTCAACACTATGAAGTTAGTCAAATGGAATGGAAGACCTATGAAAATTGCATTGCATCTATAAGGTCTTACAATTTAGAAAAAAAGAAAGTCATTACAAATATTCATAGGACTTTGCAAAAATACAATTTATTTAATAGTTAAATGATATTACGTACAACCTATTATATTATATGCAGGTAATATAATAAGAAATGTCGCCTACGAAAAAAAATCGTCGTTGTCCAAATGGAACACGCCGAAATAAAAAAACGGGACTATGCGAACCCATTCATAATATAGTATCACCAAGTCCCGTTCCTATTGAAAATATTTCGATGCCAGTAGTAGATGTACAAGAATCCGACCCCCCTATACAATCGTCGCCTATACAATTGTCGCCTATACAATCGTCGCCTATACAACCAGCAATAGAATTATCGTCTCCTTCTCCGGCACCGGCTCCGGCTCCTATTGTACCTTCGGCTCCGGCTCCTATTGTACCTCCGTCTCCGGCTCCCACTCCGATTGAACCTGAACCCGCTATTCCAGGAAAGAGATGTCCAAATGGAACGCGTCGAAACAAAAAAACGGGTTTATGTGAAAAAATAACATCATCTCCAGTCATGGAAAAAGTACCTATCATTGTATCTGCAAGTAAGACGCGACGATGCCCCCCTGGATACATGAAACATCCGAAAACCGGACTTTGCATATCTATAGAGAAAGAAACCCAATTAGAACTTGAAAAAGAACCCTATATTCCTCTTGAAAAACAATTGCAAAAATATGAACCCGTATCAGAAAAACTTGCCGAACAACAAGAGGAACAACAACCAGAACAACAACAGGAACAACAAGAGGAACAACAACAGGAACAACAACATGAACAACAACAGGAACAACAATCCGAAATAGTCCCTGAAAAACAGAAGACAGTCCCTGTAATTCTTGAGAAACAGGATGAAGAAGATGCGACTTCTCCCGAGGCCAACAACGACGAATTATTTAAACTTGAAAAACAAGAATACTATTCCGAAAAAACATCTCCCAATACTGAGTATGATTTTCTTTATCCGAACTTGAATGATCCCATGTTTAACGTCGATATTGCAAATAGACAGGAGTTTTATGATACGAAGTATGACGGCGATATTTCTGTCGCAATCAAGGAAAAGGCAAATCAAATGTGCAATATGAAGTTCGAACTTATGCCGCACCAGCTTTTTGTAAAGAATTTCATGTCATTTCAAACACCCTATAATGGCTTATTACTCTATCATGGTCTCGGCAGTGGAAAAACATGTAGCGCCATCGGAATTGCCGAAGAAATGCGTCAATATATGAAACAGGTGGGAATCAAACAGCGAATTATTGTGGTCGCATCTCCCAACGTCCAAGGGAATTTCCGTATGCAACTCTTTGATGATCGCAAATTACGTAAAATACCGAATCCAAATCAGGTTCATGGAATCATGGGGTCCGATGAAGACATCTGGGACATTCATTCGTGTATTGGCAACTCTCTCTTGAAAGAAATCAATCCTGCAAATTTAAAAGGACTATCTCGGGAGAAAGTTATTTCGCAGATCAACAGTATTATTAATACCTACTATGTGTTTATGGGATATGGACAATTTGCCAATTATATTCAAGACAAAATAGCAATATCGTCTTCGCAACAATTTCCCGAAAAAGAACGCATCGAGTATGAAACGCGAAACATTCGTCGCGCATTTAATAATCGTCTTGTCATTATTGATGAGGTACATAATATACGTTTAAGCGACGAAAACAACAATAAAAAGACGGCTGCACTTTTGATGAAGGTCGCCAAATACAGCGATAATATGCGTTTATTGCTTCTGTCTGCAACTCCGATGTTCAACTCGTACAAGGAAATTATATGGATTACAAATCTCCTCAATATCAATGATAAACGGTCGATGATTGATTCTGCGAGCGTGTTTGACAAAGATGGAAATTATCGACAGGGAGATGAAAAAGGGATTATTGAAAACGGAGAAGACCTTCTAAAACGCAAACTAACGGGATACGTATCGTATGTCCGAGGGGAAAATCCATTCATATTTCCCTATCGCATCTATCCCCATCTTTTTGCGCCGGAACATACGTTCGATGCATCGCTCAATGTTGTATATCCAACCCAACAGATGAATGGAATGGCGATTGATGAAAAGATCAAGTATTTGCGCCTATATTTGAACAACTGCGGCAAATATCAGGAGACGGTTTATAATGCCATTATTGAAAATATGCGCCGCCGCGACTATTCATATCAAACTTCATTCGGAGATGTTAGAGAACTTCCGTCTTTTGAAAATATGGAATCATTCGGATACACGTTGCTGCAAACCCCGATTGAATCCCTGAACATGGTATATCCCAATCCCGAAATGGAGAAAATGATTGCCGAGAAACCCGATGTTAGCGGGGACGTTTATATGAATATCATTTCAAAAACCGTTGGTAATGAAGGATTGATGAATATCATGGACTTCGACGATATTATGAAGCCTTCTCCCATGAAACACAATTTTAAATACAAGTCAGCGGTTGAATCCACCTATGGTCGTATTTTCAGTCCTGAATTAATATCGTTGTATAGTGCGAAAATTGCAAATATATGTAATATTGTTAAGAAATCGACCGGAATCATTGTTATCTATTCCCAATATATTCACGGCGGTATTATTCCACTTGCACTTGCCTTGGAAGAAATGGGATTCTCCCGATATTCATCGACATTGTCTTATCAAAAGAATTTGTTTCGTAGTCAATATGCAGATCCGTTGAACGCATTCACCATGGAACCCAGATCTCAAATGGCGGATCCATCTTCCTTTCAACCTGCAAAATATATGATGATAACGGGAGATAAATCGTATTCTCCCTCGAATACGGAAGATATTAAGTATGCGACGCACCCCGATAACAAATATGGTGAAAAGGTGAAGGTTATCTTGGTATCGAAAGCGGGATCCGAGGGACTCGATTTCAAGAATGTGCGACAAGTGCATATTATGGAACCCTGGTATAATATGAATCGTATTGAACAAATTATTGGACGCGGCGTTCGAAATTTGAGCCATTGCGATTTACCGTTTGAAGAACGAAATGTAGAAATATATTTGCACTCTACACTATTATCGACAAAGAATGAAGAAGCGGTGGATTTATATGTGTATCGATTTGCGGAAAAGAAAGCGATCCAGATTGGGAGAGTTAGTCGGACTTTGAAAGAGAGTTCCGTGGATTGCATACTCAATATTTCTCAATCCAATTTCACGGTAGAAAAAATGGCAAAAATCGTGGAGAATCAACACATACAAATGAAATTGTCGTCTCAGAAGACAATTGACTTCAAGATCGGAGATGAACCCCATAGTTCAATATGCGATTACATGAAAAATTGCGAATATACATGCAGCCCCTTTGCGGCTGTAAAGGGAGATAATAAAGATACGTATCAATCCTATTATGCAAAGACAAATAATGATAATATTATGAAAAAGATTGGAGACTTGTATAGAGAAAAGTTGTTTTACAGGCGCGATCATCTTGTGAAAGAAATCAATCGCGTTCGACCCTATCCGATTGAACAAATCTATCATGCCCTCAGTATCTTTATTCATAATAAAAATGAATATTTGGTGGATAAGTACGGGAGAATTGGTAATCTGATAAACAAAGATGAATACTATGTGTTTCAGCCCGTCGAAATCAGCGATCCCAATTCATCGATCTATGAACGATCTGTTCCAGTGGATTTTAAACGACGCGGAGTTGTTCTCGAGGTGCCGACAATGTTTGTATCCGAGGATAAAGAGGCCGTCTCCAAACAAATCGAAAAAGAAGACGATGTGCATGAAGATGCGGTTGAACTAATACGAAAGATGGCTTCACAGTATGATATTGTATTTTCGCAAATACGACAAAATATTGCATCGGGAGAAAAGAACTGGTATAAACATGCCAATCATGTTATGGATAGTATTAGTGCCGAGTATTTTATTCCCATGGATATTTTGAAAGAATATGTAATATATCATATGCTTGATCTAACCATGTTTCAGAATAAACTTGTATTGCTGAAGTATTTATTATCTCCCGATCGAGTCGAATTGGATAGTCATGTAGAAACAGATATCATTCCCATATGTATGAAATATTTTGACAAGAAAATGATGATTGTTGGGGAGACTCAGGTAGTATTTTTGACAAAGGAGAACGTTAGCAAACTATATATACGAGAGAATCCAACATCGGACTGGGAAGAAGCCGACGCGGAAGATTATAAACAGTACGAGTCATTGATTGCGCGATTTGTTATTCCCAAAAATAAGATGAACGACGATATTATTGGCTTTGTAAATATGTTCAAAAACAAAGATATGGTTTTCAAAATCAAAGATGTCCGACAAAAAAGAAACAATGTTGGTGCCCGTTGCGGCGATAGTACCACAAAATCGGATGTTGTTAAGGCGCTCAATACATTAGTGCGTGATGATAATAAGTATGACGATACATTTCATATTGGATTATGTGTATTGATAGAGATGCTTTTGCGTTGGTACTCGGAAACAGAAAAGGATGGCAAAATCTATTATTTCGATCCCGAACAGACCTATGTGAATGATGTTGTAAAGAGGTAGTTAGTTTATATCATACAATTATAATTATCAAAAATCTATCTTGTTGCAATTGCAACGATTGGTGGTTGCATCGTAAAATTGATCATACAAAAAAGATAACTACGAATAATATAAAATCTATTTGTTATATTATATTATTGATCATCAAAGAATGTCCGAAATTCAGAAGAAGAAGAATCCTGCAGTAAAGCAAACTGGTAAGATCTATGGCGTTTATATACGTTCCATTTTGAATCAGAAGGTATCTTTGTTGATAACCGAGATTGCTGAAAATGTTCGTCAAATATTGGAACAAAAACTAGTTCAAATGAATGAGGCAAAATGCATTCGCGAGGGATATATTAAGCCAGGATCGGTCAATATTATTAGTTATTCGAGTGGTCTTGTGAATTCCGAGTGGATCGTATTTGAAACCGTATTTGAATGTATGGTGTGCCATCCAGTGGAAGGAATGCTCATTGAGTGCGTTGTTAAAACGATTACAAAAGCCGGTATCCACGCAGAAGTGGTCGAAAATGATATTGTTCCGGTCGTCGTGTTTGTTGCAAAGGACCATAACAATATGAATAAACATTTCAATCATGTTGTTGAAAATCAAAAAATTGTTGTGAAAGTCATTGGTACTCGATTCGAATTAAACGATCCTCATATATCTGTTATTGCTCAATTATTAGACCAGAGCGATCGCGAAAAAGAAGACGCGTCAAAGACGCGCCAAAAAATGGGTGGTAGTTTAGCAAAACTAACTGTATATCCAGATGATGTTGATATAACTGGACGCGGAGGCAGTCATGAAGAAGAGAATGATTCAGAGGATGAATAGATATCGAATAATAGAGTCAGAAGGCAAATGCGATATCACAATCCCCAGATATGAATATCAATAATAATATGAATATCAATAATACATTTGGCAAATATGATGTTTCAGCACCAATACAGCGCAGAAAACCCAAAGCAAAACGCACTCGTAAAAATAAATCGAAAAGAGCCCGAAAATCGGTTCGAAAATATATTTTCTTTTAACTCAGTTTATTATTTATTAAAAACAAGATAAATACAAGATGCAATATATTATTAGTATAAACATAAAGATTATAAACTATACAATGGATTTTATTGATACATCTACGTCTTCTTCATCTGCGGAACCTGAGCATGATAAGCAACAACAACATAATGATCGGAAATATGTATCCAACGAATCAAATTATAGTACAACCGACGAATTATTAGAACATGAAAAACAAAATAACCAAAACGACAATTGGAATAAGTTAGATAAGACAATGAAATTGCAAAAACTGTATGTGTATGCGGATAAATATGCCGAGAAGAATGGTCTTTCCGCGGAACAAATCTCTTCCCTGAAACTTTTTTTCAGAGATGCAACGGAGAAAGGTAAATTTCAAAAGGCAAAAGACGTTGTATATAACAAGACAAACCATGAAATAGATGATATACTTTCTTTGCACTGGAATGATACTACTCACAATTTCACATTGAGAAATTTGGATACGAAGAAGGTATCGCTTCTCAAGTCATTAACCCCAAAAAGAGTAACTACGAAGAACATAAAGTCAGCATCTGGTTCTGGATCAGGATCTGCATGCACATCTTCCGTAAAATTATGCATTGAAGATAGTGCGTAGTATAAGTAATTCAATTTACTAATTCATAAAGTTGAAGCAAAATGATATAATACAAATAGGCTATTATATGATTATAATTATAATAAGATAATGGATGTTAATGACAATGGATATCAAGGATCGCAAGGATCGCAAGGATCGGCGGATTCCGATACAGATAATCAAGTGAATACAATCATTAATGAAATCGATTTAACATTCGACATGGCACTGGAGGATATGGATAGAGAAAGTGATATTTATAGTATATCTTCCTTATCCACGAATTCGACATCCACCAAAATATGTTGGATCGATAACATGACTGAAGATGATATATATAATTTGGAATATAATGTGCTGGATATGATGAACGACTATATTGAATATGAAATGGAAGACCTCTATATGGGATCCTTTCGGGAGACCATGTTGCGGGACATTACCGAAATGGTTGCTATCCAGTTGAACAGCATGGGAATCGAAGTGAATGACGATGACTCTCTTTTGGAAGAATTCATGAACCGCATGTATAATGAATTAACAATTACAAATCCCGCGGCTATTCCCAGGTCGCGACCAACTTTCACTCCTAATCCATTAACTGATTCCGAGAAAGAAATCATCGATCAAAAATTAGAGGCCCTGTATAATAATGAGGGGCAACAATATAAGCAAAGATCTCGCGAATGGTACGAATACCGAGCGGGCCTCATTACCGCCAGTAATTTATGGAAGGTGTTGTCGCACAGTCAATCTGTACAAAACAGTTTGATTTATGAAAAATGCAAGCCGTTTGTAATGTCGTCGAGTCTAACCCAAAGTATAGATGGCGGCGATGAATCCCAAACACAATCCTATAATTCAGTAAATACATGTACGCCCTTTCATTGGGGAAACAAATACGAACCGCTGAGCGTAAAAATATACGAGAAAAAATACAATACACGCGTCGCCGAATTCGGTTGTATTCGACACCCAGCCTATCCATTTATTGGGGCATCTCCCGATGGTATTAACGTCGATCGCGAATCACCTCGTTATGGTAGAATGATTGAAGTGAAAAACATATATAATCGTGATATTACTGGAATCCCAAAAGATGAGTATTGGGTGCAAATGCAGTTTCAGATGGAGACATGCGGATTAACCCAGTGCGATTTCATAGAAACACGATTTAAAGAATATGCGACTGAAACTGAATTCTATGCTAATGAATTTGTCCATGATACTCGCGGGGTCATCTTGTATTTCGTGGAAAGAGAGTCTATGTTGATGGGGAATATAAATCCGCATTATGTCTATATGCCATTAGACTGTTCTCTTGAAAAAGATCATCTGGATCAATGGATATCCGATACAAAAGAATCTATGAAATCCAAATATCATCTTTACGAAGTTATTTATTGGTATTTGGATGAATTTTCATGTGTTCTTGTAGAACTCAATAAGCTATGGATCGATCATGTTATCCCGAAAGTAGATTGCTTTTGGCAAATCATTTGCAAGGAGAAAATAACCGGATATGAACATCGTAGTGCAAAGAAACGCGCACCAAAGGATGAGGCGATGACTTCAAATCCAAATCAAAACACGATGCCGTCAAATAAAATATGTCTTATTAAACTGGACTCTGACGGAAATCCCTTGTCCTAACTGAAATCATATAAATAGATGATATCGATATCAATATAATATCTATGAGTGCGTTTTATGATAGAAAACTACATATATTTAAAAAATATATGCAACCAAATATGAAAACGAATCCAGAGCCGAATATGAATAAAATGATTTTTATAAATAACGCAATCGAGTCGGGATGGACCGTTCGAAAAAAGGGAGATAGCTATGTATTCACAAAAAAGCATGAAAATCGAAGAGAAGTATTCATGGAAAATTATTTAGAAAAGTTTATAAGCACAAACATTGTAAATTCAGTATCTTTATCGTCGAAGATATAGATTTACACCCTTGAAATAACGTATATCAATGAACATAATATAAGACTCTCCTATTTTATATGAGACTCCCCTATAAATAATAAAATTGAAATAAAAAGCCTGTTATACATATCTATTATACGACAACCGCGCAACGAATAATAATGGAGTCTATTTACCGCGAACACTTATCGGAAGCACCGACGTATATAATATTTGCCGGAGTCGGTTATTACCCGTGTGGAGGATATTATGATTTTTACGGATCTGCAAAAACATTCAAAGAAGCGCTTGAAATATATGATGAGGCTCTTTCTGTTGGTTCCAAACCATTCAAATATGTTGGATGGGATGCACGTGAAATACCAAAAAAATCACAAAAAGGCGGACCGCGTAGCTGGGCTCATATATTGAATGTGAAAACCCATAAAATAGTTGTTTCAGAATCCGCATTTCAATAATCCATTCATTCGATAAATTACATGACATCATAAACTCTCATTAAATGTAAATGCATTGCCAGTATAAATAATAAAAATAAAAATCATTTTTTATTATTTTGTATTCGATATTATTTTGAACGTGTATCTGCATCAAAAATACTTGGATCATACGCAGGCGCAAGTGATACCGGTATTTTTGAAGGTATTGGTGTAGGTAGTCCTTGATTCGCCAATCTGTTGCGTAAGATCCCAACCGTTGGGATTGGAGGTGGTGCTTCATATGTATTTTTTGAAATAGTTGTATCTATTTTTTGTTTTTTATTTGCAATTTCATCGGATATTGGAGCTTCAGGTAATGGAACATATGGTTCATATCTTATAGGTGTAATACCGTCTTCATATATATGAAGTGTTCCTAGTTTCGTATAATTTTTTGCTCGATATATACGTTGAATATAATCCGACGCCCTATTTACCGCGGTTGTTAATAGATGAAACGCATCGGAAACATTATTAATGGAAAAATCATTAATTTTATTTTCTGAAAATCCTTCTTCTAAAACTTCTGGAGTACTATAACTTCCGTCGAATACTATTTTTTCAAATATATTCTTATTTTCATTTCTATATTCAGGGGTTGCTCCATAATATGGATGAAACGCCAGTCTCATTGCTCGCAAATCCGCGCTCATATTTCGTTGAGTTCCATTAATAAACATATCGGGGTTTCCAAATAAAAATTTGAATCCGTGTCCCACACCACATGGTGTTGGACAAGGCTTTGTGCATAATGTATTTAATATTCTTTCACTGTTATTTGTATCGGATTCATGAAAAAAACAACGACCATAATCAATCATATAGGCAAGACGATTATAATTATATTTAATAACGGTTCCGTCATTCATATAGTAATTAAATTCAATATATTTATAATTTCCAACAGAATAACATAATATATTATTGAGATGTAAATCATAATGTGTGAAATTATTACGTAAGCAGTGTAGTGTGAAATATATTTGATGTAATGATAGTATTGTATCATGTATGATTCCAAACTCTCTAACCATTTTATATAATGTTAATGAATCTTTTATATGTTGGGTTAGTACTCCATATTGAAGCGGATTAGAACATGCCGCATATAATAATTCGGGGGTTGTTGGATCTACATCAATCCTATTCCATTCTACATTGTCATATTGAATAAGTGCATAGGTTTGCATTATACATGGGTAAAATTTGGACATCTTATTCAAATACTTTCCTACAATGTATTCATACACCAAATTATCTGCACTAGGTTTTAAACTGGTTTTCATAATGGCATACGACTTGTACCCATCGCGTTCATATTCGATTTGATTCACAAATCCATTTTTGGATTTCTGCACATCTTGAATGGGGAGAATCGGTAGTTTGATGTATTTTTTATTCGTATATCCATCAAAAAAGTCATATATTTTTTGTTGCTCGATACCAAATGCAATACATGTTTTTGAATCACTACATATGTTTTTTAAAAATAATGAAGTACGACGTTCTGCTACAGTCGGATTTTTCATAAACTTCTGTATTGTTTTTGCCGCAGCATTTTCGGTTGTACCTCCCCTGTTCTTTGTCCGTTTAACCTTTTTGGTCTTTTGTCTTTGTTTCCTTCGTATTTTTTTATTTCTAGATACATATTTTTGTGTTTTCATATATTGCAAACACACCTATATATTTACGATACATATATTCTATATCCCACGATACCTAAATAAATATACAATCACGTATATACATATATATACATGATTACAACAACACACAAAAACGGTAGATTGGGAAATCAAATCATAAGGAATTTAGCAGTTAGTATATTATCACACAAACATAATTTGAAGGTGGATTACTGTAGTGAAGATATAATCAACAAATTAGGGATCGAATTGTTTAGTGGAGATAATACATATTCAGAGATTCAGGAATTAACTGACGACAACTATTTTACAATTTATAATTCTGATTCTATAAATTACAATTTAGATCCCAATAATTCTTTTTTCCAGACCAAGGAAATAAGTCATTTGTTATACAATTATTTGCATACAGATATCGTAAAGACAAATATTATGAAAAATAACGTATTCAATCGTCGGTACAATAATAATAATGATTTATTTATTCACATAAGATTAACCGACGTTAAAAAGTATAATCCAGGACTCAAATATTATATAAACGCGATTCAACGGGTTTCATTTAATCATTTGTATATATCGACAGATAATCCAAATGATCCTATCATAAAAAACTTAATACGATTATATCGATCTGCAAAAATAGTTGTCGTTGATGAAATATATACATTTCAATTTGGGAGCACATGTAAGAATATAGTATTATCGCATGGATCATTCTCTGCAATCATTGGTTATTTGGGATTTTTTTCAAATGTATATTATCCCGAGTACGACGAAAATATAAAGTGGTGTGGAGATATGTTTTCAATAAATAATTGGATTCAAATAAGTGTTAGGTAATATATAAATATCATATGTTCAATAATCAATATGGCATCCGACATATCTTAATGGTCGGATCTTTTACTGCAACAATCTCTTCGGGCACATATTCAAACGATTCTATTGTAGAAAATGCTTCTGATTCTGTTGTCGCAATGCGATCTTGATCTTGTTCTTGTTGTTGTTGTTGTTGTTGTTGTTGAATGCGATCATAGAATGCGATAACCTTGGGATTCGCCTTGATTTTCTCGGGCTGAAAATTCAGTAAATACAGACCATCCAGTGATTTGATTCGCGATAATGCGACATAGATTTGACCATATTCAAATACCGTATGTCCAATATCCATTTCCGCCATATCCATGGTCGCTCCCTGAATCTTGTGTATGGTTAATGCCCACGCAAGTCGTAGCGGTATTTGATGAACGGATATTGTTGGATATACCTCGGATTGCCATGCTACTGGAGTCATTGTCATTTTTACTCCATTCGCAAACTGAACGATGGGAACTGCATGCGCTTCCCCTGCGCGTAATATATCTATAATAACGCCATGCGTACCATTACATATACCGGTCTCTAGACTTATATTTTTAGTGCACATTACAAGTGCTCCGACTTTAAATTGAAATACTTGTTCAGCTTGCATACTATTTGTAAGAGTCTCCAGTTCTTTTTCAACTTCGGCCGCATTTAATGCATGGCATTCGCGTAGCACGTTTGCTGGAATAGGGGTACAAGCATCTATATATTTCGTATTTGTAGTACATGTCGTATATTTGGATTCATAACACGGTTTATCTATTTTTGAAAACATTAGGTCATTTATATACTCCGCCTTGTTTCGTAATGCAAACAGTTTTGTGGGAGCACATCCATAATGGTTATCTGGGTTGTATTCTCGTCGTACATATCCCCGAAGACGTTCAATATGCTCGTTATCTAGAGATCCTCGACGCACTTGAGACAATATATCGATATAGACCGGATCATTTTGTCGAAAAATGGTTTTTAGTTCTACCGTGTTTTCGCGATCAAATACGCTATCCCATAACGGCGATTCAAAACACATATTCATGGTTTCGGGTTCATGATAGGACCCTACGGGAGGAAGTTGAAAGAAATCTCCGGTAAAGACAACTTGCATTCCACCAAAGGGTGCGAAAGGGCGTCCTTTCACTTGGCGACAAAGATCGTCGATGATTTCAAATATTTTCTGGGACATCATACTAACCTCGTCGATAATCAGAAGTTTTACACCTTTAATCGATTTGCAAACCCTTTTGTTTTTCAATACAGATTCTATAACAGACTCTTTCGTTCCTTTTGCAAGTTTAATACCGCTCCATGAATGGAGTGTGCGTGCTTTACATCCCAATAATATAGCAGCACAACCAGTCATCGCGCACACTTGATAGGGAATATGATTGAGACTTGCGTACTCTGTGAAACGGTGAATAAGTTTTGTTTTCCCGGTACCTCCAGGACCCGTAATAAATAGATTTTTTCCGCGCACAAATTTGGAATAGGCGACGCGTTGTTCGGGAGATAGATTATTCATTATACTGATTATAATATTTCTCTATTATTATACTGTGCAGAACATACAGTATATATTTTCAATTTTATTGTTTATAGGATATAAAAAATAGAAATACACTACAATATACATATAAGTACTATGTCAAGATTTGTCAAATTAACAAATGTTTTGTTAAATACAAATTATATACGTCAAATACTTATACAACCTAATAAATATTATATTTATGTTGCGTCTGAAACATTTTCAGGTTTTAATTTTTTTGGTTTTGGAACTATTTCATCAAATATAAATTGGATTCAAGTATGTGAAACTAAAAACCCAGTTGATTACAAAATAATTTCTGATTGGATCAACGACCCAAAATAATCGTATTATACTGTACAGAAATTAGAGTATAATATTTTTTGCAAAAATAACTATATTAAAAAACAAATCGCATACGCAGATCAGGTCGAGGAGTATTCGGGGTTGGGTGTGTCTCGGCAAATACGTGTTTTATATTCATATTCACACTTTGTGGTTTCAAGTTCAAATTCATAGTAGCAATCCGACTATTCACTACCGAAGAATTCACAATAGGCATCGATGCACGCGCCGGCTCACCAAGGGTTCCTGTGCGTTTGAATACATAGGATGGAGTCGCCGAAGATGTAGATAATGTAGATCTCTGGGAGAAACCAGTTCTCTGTAAATACGCACATATATCTGTGTGCAATCGAACTGCTTCTATATTGATATTGCTATTTCGGAGACACGCCAAAAATGCATCTGTGAAAGCACCTATACACTGACGCTTATCTTTGCTATAGCTATCTGCTGCGGTTTGATCATCACGCGCACCACTAAAACATATAATGTTTGGATTCGATAATACGCGTTGAGAGGTGTTCAGAACTTTCACCTGTCTATTATTTACGTAATCGAATTTCCACTGTAAGTCGCACACAGTTCCGCTGTTGCACGAATCAAATACAAGTATTGTTTTGCATCGAGAGGATCTAAGTATATTGAATATTTCATCATCGACGATAACCCCGTTTTTATTATAATCCAAAGGTACAATAACCTCATCTCTTCCATCTGATTCGTCTCCATTACGATCTATGATTTGAGAACCATGGCCGCTATAATGAAACCAAATTTCGGCGCAGTTTGCAGAATCGCGAACCAAATTGCTTAAACTACTTAATATATTTGATTTTGTTGGGAGAAAAGATGCACTTGTTGTATCATCTCTCAATTTAGTAATGTTTTCACTTCTGTATCCGAACGCATCTGTTAATATATCTCCCATACTATTGATGTCATTGATGCATCCATATAAACGAGCATTAGGATCATTCTCATAATTAATTCCTACTAAGACTGCCTTTTTCATTTATAAAATGATAATATGATCTATATAGATACAACATAAAATGTCTCTTTATTATAATCAAATATGGTCATAGAACTACCTAAAAGAGATATTTACAAAGTACGTGTGTTGGATTCGGAGAACAAAACAAAGACTATACTCGTATTTTGTAAAGGAAATAACTCGAATGATAAGAACCAAATATTTAGTCAAACTGAGTTGGATGAAATCGAACAACTACAGATTCCTGTTGTATATTCAGATGCACAAATATACTTGGACGACAGCATTCATTCCATTAAGAAAAAAATTATTAATGAACTGAATGTGAATCAAGTCGCATACCCTGAATTATATTTGTTTTGCAAGATTCCTGAAAAGGTGGATTATATCGATTTGCATCGAGCTATTACCAAGAAAGATACTGAACCTCTAACGTACCCTGTTATGAAACAATTGTTTTCGAATTATAATATCGGTCTCGATCTCCCTGATGCCGCCAACGAATCCAAAAAATATGATTTCGAAGACATCGAACTTGCCTTTCGCGATAAAGATGTCATTAAAAACATTTCCTTGGGAATCATGTATGAAGATGACGAATCCACATATATGTTTTCTGCAAATCCATACACTTTAACTGCAAACAATATTGGCACATTAAAAGATGATAAATCGGTTATTTTATTGGACAATCATCTTTTATTAAACTATCACTTTGGGAGAATTCATGATGAAACGATCTATGTTGCGCAAGTAGAACCGGTGCTTGATCATTGCAATGCGATCGGAGTCGATGAAACATATGCAATACGTACCTATTTTCCTCTTCTTTACAAAAATGGAATAAGCAGTTTGGGAGATTGGCTGTCTGAAAAACAACGGTTTCTCAAAGAAAATGCCAAGATCATAAACAAGAATACGGCGCTTTATCAAAAGAGTATTGATATCTTTTACGACATCTATAATAGTCGCAATGGAAACGAAATTCAGTATATGAAGAAGGGTATAACAAATATAAAATTCAAAATAAAATCGTTTATGAAAGCGATTATTCCGCTGGAGTCGGTGTTTAAATCGATTCATTCCACACGAAACATTCCCTTTATTAAGTGGAATCCGGGAACACGTCGGGAGAATGTGTATCGTCTTTATACTGAAATGCGCACAAATGATGGAAAACACATTCCATTTTTGCAAGAAAACATGGTTATGAAATTATCCAAGGAAATTGGAAAATCGAAGCAAATCGCCATGTATATTCAAGATATTCATCCTGAAACGCTCAAGGTATCCTCATCTTTTCAACTGTCGATTGAACAAAATGGGGATGTATTGATATCTTCGACATATAAATCTCCCGTTTCACTCGAACAATTAACTGATTTATTGAAAACATTGGTGAATCCGGTTATATTACAAATGAACGGGAGCCTTAAACAAATCGGATATAGCATTCCTATTTTTGACTCGTTCTATCGCGATGACATTGAAATTATTCAAATGAATTATGTATTGGAATCGCAGTTAAATAATGATCTTAATTTCGGAAAATACATTGGATGCATATCAAGTGTGTTTGATATTATTGAGGACAATGAGAAAACAGGAACTACTATGCGATACAAACGCGTTGAAAATTTCCGCGAAATGGATGCACAGACTCTATTGATTAATGAAATCTACAAGACAACCGAGGATCTTAACGACATTATAAGTGGGCTTATGCAAAATTATAAAATGAGCGAGGAGGATGCAAATCAGCGACTCATTGATTATTTGGGGACACACAAAGATGTCGGTGGAAAGATCATAGACAATCCGGGATTTCCAGTATCCATCAAAGTCAGTTTTTTCGATAAGACAATTACCATTGTCGCGGATAACATTTTGGGTGTATCTTACCTGGATACAATACATGTATATTTGGACAGCATGATTCGATTGAGTCAATATCCGGAGACAGTACAGATTCCCAAAAAGGAGCTGCAAAATGTATGTATGAAAGTTGTCAAAATAGATAAGGATGTATTAAATCCCTATGTGGATAATGTAGTATCTACAGCGGCGATTCATGCACAGCCGATTCGATTTTCAAAAACAGATATCTTGGGAAAAAGGGGAGAGGAAGAGAAGGGCGACGAGGGAAAATCTGCTGCTATTTTTTACGAAGAAGACGAAGACGACGATGATGATACCGGTGCCATTTTCTATGAGGACGAGGATGAAGAGGAATTGGAAGGAGGAAAGAAAGGAGGTGCAAATACTCCATTATCATCTCCCGAAGACAATACGAAATCCTATCATTTTAATCCGGTTGGGCAATCATTAACAAATCCAACCATCTTTTTTAAGAGAATGAAACAGTTGGACCCCGAATTGTTTGTTTCCGAAGAAAGTGGTAAATTTCAAGGATATTCTCGTCTTTGTCAATCCGCAAAAAAAAGACAGCCGATTATACTAACAAAGGATGAAAAGACTAAGATTGACAAGGAGAGCCCAAATTCATATACAGAGGCATTGAAATACGGGTCCGAACCTGACAAACAGCATTACTACATATGTCCTCGTTATTGGTGTCTTCTTACAAATATGAGTATGACGGAAGAGGACATTATTGCAGGAAAGTGCGCGAAAAAGGGAAAACCCGACAAGATTATTCCGCAAAATGCAAAGACGGTACCTAGTGATGCATTTGTCTATGAATTTAATCATCCGATTCAACATTATGAAAAGGGTAAGGGAGAATACCATATGGGATATCCTGGATTCCTCAAGGAAAAGACTCCCAACGGAAAACTCATGCCATGTTGTTTCAAGAACCCGCGTAAAAATTGGAAGTATTTGGACGGGGTTGAAGAAGCCGACGAATCTGATGCCGAGGAAGACGTAGAGGCGACAAGCGTTAAAAAGTCTGCTATAAAAACTCCCCGCAAACGTTCTAGCGAGGCCGACGTAACGGGATATATTATGAGTAATGAGACATTTCCGATGCGCCAAGTAAATCGTTTTGGATTTTTACCATTAACAGTGCAGCATTTTTTGCAATTAGACAGTAATAAGTGCGTAACTGAAAATAATGCCGCCATTATTAAACCCAATACTTCATGTGTATTGCGATCATCCGTGGAACAAAAACCGAATCAATCGATATTGGGTTGTTTCGCAGAATTATATGGGCATAGTCATCAACTCCAAGAATCTCCCAGTGTAGATGATTTGAAAAAGATTATACAGAAAAATATATCCATCGATAAATTTATTGAGTATAACAATAGCTATCTAGTTTCTGTGTTCAAACCGAACCGTATTGATTTGTCGAAGATCAATATTTCCAAGTATGAGAATAGTGATTTTTATAAATCCATCAATTTGGAGGACGAGTACCAAATGGATTTTTTGGAAGATACCATTGCTTCCTATGAGAACTACATGGAGTTCCTGATGAGCGATAAATCGGTCATTGACCACCAATATTTGTGGGATATGATGACCGATGACAATCCAAATATGATTCCCGGTGGTGTAAATATGTTTATTATGGAAATGATGGAAGACGACATTACCGGAAATATACGCATATTATGCCCGACAAATTCGCGAAATAAGCTGTATGATTCGACAAAGAAAACATTTATACTTATCAAGCGTGATGTGTTTTATGAGCCTCTGTGTATTTATAAGGACGTGGATGGCAAAATACACAAGGCCGTTTTATTTCTGGAACACGCGACACTGAAACATATTGATCGAATTATGAAAATTATCAGTAAAAGCATGCAAAAATATTGTCTCCCGAATCCCAGTTTGCCGAAAATATACAATTTCAAGAAAAATTTGGATGCGACCCAATTATACAATGCGCTGAAAGAACTTCATGAAAAAATACATGCTCAGGTTGTCAATTCTCAGTACAAGACGATCGGATTCATTGTGGGAGATAAAGAGATCTATGTTCCCTGCAGTCCAGGCGCCCCTTTACAAAATATTGACAAACGAAGTATATATGACGATGAAATATGGAGTGATTACTATACCACTTTCGATGAACTACAGCGATTATCGCAAACCGGAAAAGTCTTGTGTATGCCGCGAATGAAAGTCGTGGAAGATGGTCTTATTGTCGGTATATTAACAGAAACAAATCAATTTGTTCAATTGAATCAGCCGATTGAAAATGTGGTCAATGACGATCTCCCGATAATGAACAGTTCAAATTATAATATTGCAGACAAACTGATAACCTCGAACAAAAAAGAGGACGCAGAGCGTGCTCGTGTTGTGCAAAACATTTCATTGGAAACACAATTTTATTCTGTATTTCGAACGATTGTTCGGGAGGCACTCAATGGATATGAATCGAGAACAATAAAGAAAAAAATATTGGCATTCGCAAATAACACGAAATGGACTTATTTGGAGAAAATAAAGGCGATCTCAAATGAAATTCGATTATTGGTACAGGATCGCATTGTGTTCAATGATTTCGACGATGATGTATTAATGTCTTTTGGAGATCTTGTGTGCAATGAGGACATGCCCAGTAAATACTGTATTGTAAAGAAAAATAAATCCACACTTATTATTCCTAAGAGGCATTTGATTACCGGAAAGGACAATGAAAAAATATATTATGGGAGAATTGCAGACGAGTTGTTGCGATACCGCCGTATTCGGTTGTTCATGTTAAATGATAAAAATTATTTGAATATTACGAATGACGAATATAAAATCAACGAAAACGAGTTTATTCTCATACAAACCTCGTTGAATAATGATTATTTGAAAAATCTGGTTCCAATGAATGTATCGAGCCAAATCAAGAATACCAATTATATGAATGCTCAGCCGCAAGTTAGTCAAAAGTATTCTACTGAAAGAATACCTATTTCGGAACAACTCCCGGCAGAAATGACTGAAAATCAAATGGAATCGCGACTTCAGGAGAATATTTTGGGATGTATTCATGAGACAGTGGATGTTATTGGCAATCCCCAACAGAGCATGTGGAAGCGTATCTTTCCAAAGACCACCAAAGAAATGAAGTTTAAAAATACATCCCATCATTGTAGTTTTTATGTATTGATTGCGATATTTCAGATGGAAAACGCGATACCGATTTCAGTAATGTCTGTCAAAACGGCGTTATCGGAAGCCTATAAACCGTATATGGAGAAATACAAGAGATCCATTCTGAAAATGTTGAGGATCCAAGGAAAAACGGCGATTGTATCCGGAATCGAAAAGGGACAATACACTCTCGAAACCGCGATCATGAGTCCAGAATATTACATTAGTGATTTGGATGTACTTATTTTTGCCAAATACGCAGATATACAAATATGTCTATTTACTGGAAATGGCTTGCGCAGTATAAATAAACCCTCATTGCAATGGTATATATCTGGGAAAAATTATGGGAAAAAACACTACTTTGTTCGCAGTCCGACATTAACTGGTAGTAATCGAATTGGCGAATATCATTTAATCAATCGGGCTTTCACATTGAATGAATTGGGAGAATTTGAAAAGAATGTTCAAAATGCCATTTCTGGACTATGTTCTGAAACCGATGCATTGTGTTCAAGTGAATGCATTGAATCGATAGAATCCATACTCCAAAAAGTGTAATGAATATCGTATATTATTGTATATTTATTGTATATTTATTGATGTATTTATTGATGTATAATTTTATTATACACCAACGTCTATCTAGAGCACATGAAAAATAAATATTTTGAAAATAAGGTTAAAGATTAGTAGATATATATTATATCTGAACTGAAAAATCTATAAATCGAAAACCATGACATTCCAACATACGCTGTATCAAATTTTTTACGGAGATAATAAATTTGATAAAATGAACATATCGGATACACAAAAGTATATGCTTACGAAGGAAAATGCGCTGAGGTGGATGAATACGATCATGCCCCCCGTTTCTACAAATGAAAATAATGTCGATGTTATTGTAGCTTCGACACCTTCGGTTGTTGCGGCGACTATTGTTTCTGAATCGCAAAGTGATATATGTGCCATGCAAACGGGTGCATCCGCGAGTCCCAACAAACCCAAACATGAGATTTTTTATCCAACCCGGAAAAATAGTGTATTTTGGTGTGTTTATCTTGGCGAATATGGTATGTCGCAGTATATGTTGGATGAGCATAAATATGCAAATGTAGAGGTGAATGAGCGTCAGAAAATGCTTGATTATTTTAGAGATTCTAGTAATGCGATGAAACTGAAAGAAGGAAACAATAAGGTATCCAATGCGTTAATTCAAGAAATAAATGCAGATATTGCTGTTTCGAATCATCGGGATCCAAGATCCCTTTTTCATTTAATGATTGCCATGTCTGTTTTTTACAAAAAGACGATTTACCTTGTTCGTAAAAATAAATATCTTGTATTTTCGTTTTATAAATATGAGAACGAAATGGAAGATTTAAATCTGGAAAACACCCTATTAATTCACATGAAAAATGATAGAGAATACGGAATTTCTCAAGATATAACTATGGATGTTCTCCATAATATCATTCAGAATAAGTATAGGCTTGAATCCTATGATAAACCATTAAAGGGAATATCGTCCTATAAAGTATGTAATTTGGAGGATATATCTCGAAGATTAGATGTTGAGATCTGTGATGAACAAGGAATTGCCTTGAAAAAACCAGAACTGTATAATAAACTATTATCTCATGCACTATGGTAATGTTGTAATGTTAATAAAATTGAAAAAGAAATATGAAAATAATATATGACAACACTATATACCAATTTATGAATAAAATAAAATCAGGACTAATGCAGCCAACAACTCCGGAAGGTACCCCTCCTCCAGGTCGTTTCCAAGCAGAAACCCCTGAAGGTCCTCCTCCAGGTCGTTTCCAAGCAGCAACCCCTGAAGGTCCTCCTCCAGGTCGTTTCCAAGCAGCAACCCCTGAAGGTCCTCCTCCAGTTCGTTTCCAAGCAGCAACTCCTGAAGGTCCTCCTCCGCAACTTCGTTTCCAAGCAGCAACTCCTGAAGGTCCTCCTCCACTTCGTTTCCAACCGGTAAGTCCAGAAGGTAGTCCTCCTCCCAAAAATAACAAAGAGGATCAGACAAATGAAGATAAACAAACCCCGAATGAGAAGTTGAAAAATATGGTAAATGTTTATTTAGCAAGTAATCCTATTCAAAAGGTGAAGGGAAAAACCAGCGAGCTTGAAATACGTTTTGGAACAAATACCAGGGTAGCCCGACCTCTTACAAAAATCGATTATGAAAATGTGGTAAAAAGTATTATGAATGCAGGTTTTTATACTGAAAATGCCGATGGTATTCATTTATTGAGAATTCAAAACGAGTATGTTGATCCGCGCACCGGTTTAACCAAAATATCCAATATTCGCGGAGAAATGGCTGGACTTAGTTTGATTGAAGAGTATTGCAAAACAAACAGTATTCAAAAAGTCATCGATTCGATTGAAGGTCTTGCATCCGATACTCGTTTTGTGAAATTCACCCAAAAATCACTTCCGGTAGATAACAAGAAAAATGATTCTCCCACAATAAAACCGGTTGATTTTCCTGATTTCAATTTTCGCGTATCTTACCAGATGGAACAGGATTATAGCATGGCATCCGATGTTGTCAAAAATACTCTTTCGAAATGGTTTGATTCTAAAAAGTTATTTCGATACATGAATCGTACTCGCTTTATATCCAACAAATATCCAGTATTTGTAGATATCAGTATAGTGAAAAGCAATAAAAAAAGCGGTAAAGTCCCTATTCCGCAATACACGATTCAGGATGCGGGTGTATTTGACGCCGAATCTGGGTATGAAGTTGAGCTGGAATTAGACAATTCTCGTATTGGAGTTGGGACCGAATATAATACTTCATCGTCGATTATACATGCAATTAAAAAGGCCATTCGAATTATATTAGGGGCTATTCAGGGAACAAACTATCCTATTTCGTATAGTGAGCGCGAAAGTACATTACAGGCCTATATGAAACTGATTCATGGGGAGGAATACCAGCCTCGCCGTGTGTTTTCTCGAGATTTTGTCGGACCCTCCTCTTATACGCTTCAGATTGCAAATATCGAAGAAAACAATGAAGACAAAACGGTTCCTAATATTCGTAATGGCTATACAGTCACTGACAAGGCAGATGGCGAGCGTAAATTATTATACATTCATGACAATGGTCGTATTTATATGATCGATACAAATATGAATGTTATATTCACAGGGACACTTACTCGCGAAAAAACATTGCAAAATAGTATTTTGGACGGGGAACATATTATTCATGATAAAAAAGGAAAGTACATCAATCTGTATGCTGCATTCGATATTTACTATGTGAATGGAAAAAGCGTAAGAGAACTTGCGTTTATGAAAATCGAGGGCCAAGAAGAAGATCATGACAATAAGTATCGTTTGTATCTGTTATCGAAAGCCATTCAGCTCATTAAACCCATATCTATAATGGACGATGGATCAAAGAAACAATCGGATTCTAGAGAAAACACAATATCGTGTCCGATTGTTATCAAATGCAAGGAGTTCTACACAAGTAGCAAAGACATGTCTATATTTCAGGGATGTTCCGCGATTCTCTCAAATATCAAAGACGGTATCTATGAATATAATACAGATGGTCTGATATTTACACCTTGCAATACAGGGGTTGCAAGCAATACCGTGGGTGTTGCCGGTTCAGTAAATAAACCTGTATGGGATCTATCATTCAAGTGGAAGCCGGCAGAGTTTAATACCATTGATTTCTTGGTATCTGTTCGCAAAGACGAAAAGACCGGAATGGACAATATTCACAATATTTTCCAAGATGGGAAAAATGTAAGCAGTGTTCAGGATTTGGTACAATACAAGACGCTTATTCTGAGGTGCGGATTTGATGAGAAAAAACATGGATTCCTGAACCCCTGCCAAAATATGATTGATGATATATTGCCGTCTCCCGAAGATCTCGATAATGAAGAAACCTATAAACCGGTTCCTTTTCAACCCACAAATCCGTATGATCCTCTTGCGTGCATGTGCAATATCAAACTATTAACGGGAAAAAACGGAGAGTTGGTTATGAAAACGGAAGAGGGCGAATATTTCGAGGAAAATATGATTGTGGAATTCAAATACGATACAAAATTAGAAGCAGGTTGGCGATGGATTCCGCTAAGAGTGCGATATGATAAGACCGCTGAATTAAGAGCTGGAATGCGAAACTATGGAAATGCCTATCACGTTGCAAACAGCAATTGGAAATCTATACATAATCCTATAACGGAGGAAATGATATCGACTGGGCTGGGAATTCCTGAGCTAGCCGAAGACGATGATGTATATTACAATCGCGCGAATCAAGAGAGCTCGACGCGGGGTCTTCGAAATTTCCATAATTTATATGTGAAAAAGCGTCTTATTCTAGGAGTCTCGAACCGAAAAGACAATCTTATTGATTATGCCGTTGGAAAGGCGGGAGATTTATCCAAGTGGGTTCAAGCGAAACTGGGGTTCGTCTTTGGAATAGATATATCGAAGGATAATATTCACAATCATCTGGATGGCGCGTGCGCGCGTTATTTGAAGGAGCGCAAGATTACAAGTGTAATGCCTCGCGCGCTGTTTGTCCATGGAAACAGTAGTCTCAACATTCGAAGTACGGAAGCGTTTTCCACGGAGAAAGATAAAATGATTGCACGTGCCGTATTTGGAAATGGACCGAAAGATAGAAAGGTATTGGGAGAAGGTGTTTATAAGAATTATGGTGTCGCTCAGGATGGATTTCACATAAGTTCATGTCAGTTTGCTCTTCACTATTTCTTCGAATCGCTTTCTACCCTGAATTCGTTCTTGAAGAATCTTTCGGAATGCACAAAAATAGGTGGATACTTTATTGGAACTTGTTATGACGGAAACACAATATTCAGAATGCTACGCGATAAAATAATGGATGAAGGAATCATAATTACGAAGGGAAATAAGAAGATATATGAAATCGTGAAAATGTATAACGAAACTGGATTTCCTCATGACGAACAATCCCTTGGATACAAGATTCGTATATTCCAGGAGACAATTAATAAGGCATTTGTCGAATATCTGGTGAATTTCGAGTATTTCGTAAAGATCATGGAAGATTACGGTTTTGTATTGATCCCTAACGATGATGCGAAAAAGATGGGATTTCCATCCTCATCCGGTATGTTTGACGAATTGTATTTGCAAATGGAAAACGAGATTGCTCGCGATCCAAAGAAGAAGTATGAATATGGCGAAGCGAGACAAATGAGTCCTGAGGAAAAACGAATATCATTCATGAATCGTTATTTCATATTCAAGAAAATGAGAAATGTGAATGCGGATGCAATTCGGCGTATAAGCTCCAAATACATGAATAATATTGAGAATGCCGAAGAAAAATATGAAGATGAAAAAGACGCGACTCAATTTGCGAATACAGTCGTGAAACTGGACAATAATAAGGAGACAAAGATTGATTATGAAACCAAGAAGGTTATCCGGGTTCGTAAATTAAAAAAAGCCCCCAAATATGTGTTGGATGATTATTCTCCCATACAAGAGGATATTGTGAATTCCGGAAATATTGTGTTGAAATCTCCCAAAGAGATCGAAAAAATAGAAAGGGTAGAAAAGGAAAAGGCAAAGAAACCGCGAATTAAAATTATTAGATAAGTATATATGCAAAAAGGTCTGTAAATTGGATTATGAAATCATATAAAGTATCCACATTATATAATTTCAGATATATATTGGGTAATAGGCATAACTATAATACATAATATACGATAACGCATAATGATTTATTTTTTATTACCTCGAAATGATATGGATACCTATAAGCATTTAAATATTGAACTTCGTGATGAAATCCCAGTACATTATATATCTACATCACTGTCTTATTACTTGGCTGACATCAAAAACAAAATACAGGATCATGAAAAGGAATGGGATACTTATAAGAAATACACCAATCCATATGAGTATATTCATACATCGATTCCAAATAAAAAGCGCGCGGTCTCGAAACATAAACCCCTTTCTAGATCGTATTTTAAAATGATTGAAATGATACATACATTCAAATTAACGGATTTGATTGTGCCTCTTCATCGAAATACAAATATCTATCTAGATAAGTCCAGCGACAAGTATATGTTGTTGAAATCGCCGCGATCGCCGATTAAGACATTTCATCTTGCAGAAGGACCGGGTGGATTTATCGAAGCCCTTGTAGAACTAAGACAGAATCCCAGCGATTTGTATGTTGGAATGACCATACTCGATAATGAAAATGATAATAATATTCCGGCTTGGAAAAAGAGCAATACATTCTTGGAGGAGAACCCGAATGTATATGTGGAAACCGGCATTGATAATACTGGAAACATTTTAAGTGTGAATAACTTTCTGTTTTGCAAGGAGAAATATGCATCCTCCATCGATTTGATAACCGGAGACGGTGGGTTCGACTTTTCTCTCGATTTTAGCAAGCAGGAAATACACATATCGCGGCTGTTATTTGCGCAGATCGCATATGCATTGTGCATGCAGAAAAAGAATGGGTGTTTTGTATTAAAAATATTTGATTCGTTTATGCATCATACGATTGATTTGATTCACTTACTTTCATCTTTTTACGAAAAGGTGTATATTTCGAAGCCATTAACAAGTCGGTTTGCGAATTCAGAGAAATACATAGTATGTTCTCATTTTTTGCATTCCTCATGTAAAGCCTTTTACCCCTATTTGAAATCGTGTTTTGATCGTATGATGGCGAATCCCGATGCGTACATTCATCGATTTCTGAATGTTCCTTCGTCGAATTATTTCTTGACGAAGATGGAGGAGTACAATTCTATATTTGGTCAGCAGCAGATGGAAAACATACATCAGACCTTGTCTCTTATTGATTCCAAGTACAAAAATGATAAAATAAACAATCTCATTAAAATCAATATCCAAAAGAGCACAAACTGGTGTATTAAATACGATGTTCCGTATAATCCTATGACGGCGTATTAGTATAATAATTACAATATATATTATAATATTTATTCATAGTATGATGCAGCATGTATTTGAATTTCATATTCTTCTTTTACGAAAATAAAAAATGAAAAAATGAAAAATAAAAATCATCATCCACTGTGTAAATGCTATCGCGAATACATTACATATAATAAATAATTCAATTTACTCATTATAATATCTTTCGGATAAAATTCTGCAATTTATGCAATTCATCGTAAATAGGCAATAATGAAAAATAAGATAAACAGCTTAATACAGAAATCGCTGCATCCTTTGTATAATAATATTTGGGTTCAGGTTCTGTATGTTTGCCATATTTACGGTAATGTTCTAATTTGCTTTGATAATTTTTATTATATAACTGATGACCTCTATATGCTCCGAGTCCTCCCCATAATCCGCATAGGGTCATCCCGATTTTTTTCAAGTACATTTACAAACACGATTATATTTTTTATTATATATTTTTAACTCATTTTTTGATATGCTGCATGCGTTCTCTATGAAATCCATTATATAAGATCACTATTTATACGTAAAATAAATAATGATTCCGCATTTGTCTGAAAAAGACATGAACATGTTTTACAAGTATTTGGACAAGGCATCCGTTTATTTTGAATATGGATCGGGAGGCTCAACCTATCAGGCAAGTATTCGTGAGAATATAAAAACGATTTATTCGGTTGAAAGCGATATTGAATGGCAAAATATTCTTCGAACAAAAATTCCCGAAAACAGAGTTCATTACATTTACAATGAGATGGATACACGACCCAATAACTGGGGACATCCGGGTCCCCATAGCACTTTTGCTCAACGAAAGAATTACAGCGATCATATATAAACTATTGTAAGAAATGGTTCCGACAAAATCGATTTAGTGTTTATTGATGGCCGTTTTCGCGTATCCTGTTGTCTAAAATCATTCGACGTAATCGACAATGACTGCTATATTGCATTTGACGATTTCCTGGACAGACCCCAATATCATATTGTATTGGATTATTATGACATGATCGAAAAAACGGATGATCAGCGAATGGTTATTTTACAAAAGAAAAAGAATATTTCTTCTGTGCCCAAAGGTATTATTGAAAAATACGAGAACATTGTGGATTAGATGGTTAGATTGTATGGTTATTTTATAATCAATCATGAAATTCATTATAAAATGCAGTTAATTCCTTAAGGTGAAGGCTGTAAATCAACATCATTCAGTTTATCATTCAGTTTATGATAACTATGCGGATTGTTTAATTTGCATATTTTATATACATTACACCTTTTCTCATTTAAAATGCCCTTTTTATGGGAATGAAAAAGTGTAAAGTCAATAGTAGGAATTACACCTACGATGGTCCAACTTTTTCCATTGAGAGTGCAATGGTGAAGGACGCTTTAGTGATTTACTACACTCCTCATTATGAGACTCATTTGTTTGTCTTCGGGACTCACTCATAAAGATTCATTGTGTGAAGTTGGAAAAATCAAGGAAACCATTACTTATGTTATCAAAACATTTTGTCTTTATATTGTTTTACAAAATATTAAATGGGCATTTTAAATGAGAAAAGGTGTAAAAATAACATCACTTTGTACAGTACCTACTTTTAAGCAATTATCCATTTTTCTTACCCATACTATACACTTTTCATTTATAAAGATGTTATTATCCGTTTTTATATAGGATGAATTAGACTCCATTATGATTAATTATAATAATACATAAGTAGCATTTGTTTGTTTAAATAATTTATCAAAATGAATTATTTAATTGTTTTATTATGAGAATCAGAAATCATACTAAGTAAGTTTTGTACTTATGCACGACTTGAATTGTCCGGAGGAATTCACAGTCGGGGTGCATTTTCGCGGGAATCCGAGCTTATCCTTAATCGTATAGTTTCCACTATACGTATTGTAGGCAAGCGCATTTGCCGTATTTGTACCAAACACCGTACCCGTTTGGCTTGCGACTGTATTCACTGTATCGAATTTCACGCGGGCAATAAGAGAGCTCGATGATACAGCGCCTTGATTCGAAAACTGGGCATTGCTGGGTTTATAAGTTGCACTGCAGCCATTGATCGGGTCTGTGAATGTGAATAGATTTTGACGGTAGGTCTTGTTCCGGTTGTTCAAATACTGATTCGTGTTTGTGAAGTAGCTAGAGTTATTTGTAATAGGATCATATTTGCGTTTGATCATACCACTGCTACGCACACGCCGAAGAGCATTCGACGCTTGTGTCATGCAGGAATTCGTATTATTCAGATTGCATCCGTCTCTCATATACACATTTTGACTTAAATTTATATCCAACGTGTTCTCTAAACCCGTATCGTTGTATGAATTGGATAATATGTATCCGTTGGGAGAATTAAATTCGTCAATACGCAATGATGTCCGATAGTTGCAATGACTCGGCGAGTTGCTTGCAATTTCGCGGCGATATATTTTAAGAGGTCTTGAGCGAAAATAATTACGAAGATTTTCAGGGGTGCTTCCGTTTTGAGCACCAATGGTCGCATTATTCTTTTGTATTGTTGTTGTTATTTGGTTAAATGTTTGTCCCTTCCATGAAAAATACCCAGTAGGCGGCAAATAATTGGGCATTGTATATAGTATATAGTATATATTCAATCGTCATATTTTTTTTTCTTCTCATACGATTATATCATGGATATGTTCGATTTTAATTTCACTACATTTTTGTATTTTATAATAGGGGTAGTCCTGGTTTTAATCCTTTTACACAATTTGTCGAGGATCTTTCATGGTCGCGTATATGAATACATGAAAACAAATATTGCCGATGCAGAGGATGAAGATGCAGAGGATGAAGATGCAGAGGATGAAGATGCAGAGGATGAAGATCAAGAGGATGAGGATGAAGACATCGAATATACGCGACCTACCGCTACAGGTTATGTCTATTATGATGATGAAGGTCCTATTCCGAATTATAGCGATCCAGTGGATGAAAACACGATTGATTCTATACTGAAGGAGTAAAAAGAAAAATATGAAAAAGGAAGAATACCCATTTAGATCGATTTTTTTCGATTATATCATATAACGACTCGTTAATATATTGTATGTTATCTATATATCTTATATATATGAATGGCCATGATGTTTATGTTTCCGCGGAAATTATTATACATAAGTGTATTTAATTATGGAGGAATTGAACTTGCCAAAAATCACTTGAACTCTCTTATTTCACATAATATGAGTAATTATATTGCATATTGTACGGATATCCAATCCTACCAAGAATTGAAAGCTTTGAATTATAATGTGGAACAAGTATCCTCTTCCATGGATACTCAAAAACTCGATTTTGGTACTTCGGAATTTAATAAATTGTCATACTTTCGATATATGATCATGTTGAAATTATTGAGAGATGGGTATGATGTATGGTATATGGACATTGATACAGTTGTTCTGGATAATTTACATCCTATATATGAAAAATGCTATGCATCCAAAACCCATATATGGTTTCAGAGCGATATGAATATGTTATGTACGGGATGTATGCTTGTTATAAATTCTCCTGCATCAAAACAGCTTTTTCAAAGAATATGTTATATTCAGAATAATAATGAAACTAAAACTGAAGAACATAACGATCAAGTATTCTTGAATCATTTTCTTAGAACATACACTGGTGGTGGTTATACTTTATATATTGACGTTTTCCCGATCTTTCAATTTCCAAATGGTCTTCTTTTTTTCAAAGATGATTTTGTGAAAACATCCAATCCAATATACGAGACTCTCCGAAATGAGTTTCATGCATCCTCCGAAAAATGTGTATTTGTTCATGCAAACTGGATGGTGGGTATTGATACTAAGATCAATGCACTAAAGGCCTATGGTTTATGGAATGTTTGAACACCTTTCTACCTACACCTATGCTATTTATTTTCTTACACATATAAGTAAATAAATTTAGTTTTTGGGAGGGACAGGGAGATTTTATCGATCTCAATTGGGAGATAGATACAATCCAGGATATTGTTTTCCTTTCGGAGTTACATAATTGGGTCGGGTAACGACACGATCTGCGTATTTTCCGGATTGTACAGCGGACTCTGTATATAGAACACCTCCCCAATTGGGATCTTCGGGATTATCGCTGATGGGAGACGCTTCCGTGGAGTCATGGATTTGGTCAAGAACAGTGTATTGTCCAACATGAAGTCCAATCGGATCAAATCCGGCGTAATTTCCGGAATTATACGGAGGATGGTCTCGGTTAGAATCGATGTGTTCTGCCGGATTTTCTTTATTTATAGGGACCGTCGGGAGACCGCCTTCTTGTTCAAAGGGACCTGAACGCATTCGATACACATTTTTACCTTGCGCGTCATTTTCCAATTGCATATATAATACGGGACATCGTATTCCCTTTTTCTTTTGATCGTCTAAATACGAAATGTATTCATCCAAATTTTTGAATTGAATTGGATTCACTCCCTTCGCCTCGGGTTGCTTACTATTGTATAACAATAAGTTATTTCCGTTATGAACCAACATATCGGGACATGTATCCTCGCTCTTATTTTCGTTTTTTCCCGATACCATGTTTTCTTTGAATACTGAAAAATCAAACACATACAAATAAAATCCGACAAAGAAAACAAAAATCAAAAAAATCAAAAATAGAGTATTTAGTGTTTTTTCCTTCATTTATTTAGGATTCGTGGGAGAAGTATATCATAATAGAAGGAATTATTCTTATTCCATTCATTTATAATAAACCATTATTTTATAAGAGATGTCAAAAAAACATAGTTCGGCTAAACAGCATATTGTGGTTGGAAAGCTGTATTCAAATGGATGTGGTTATTGTACAGCGATGGCAAATGACTGGAATAGTATGATCGATAAACTAGTGAAGGAGTTGCATCTAAAACCGGATATTCACTCAACATCAAATTTGTCTGACTATAAGAAATATGTATCGAAAGATGGAAACACCGTTATGGAAGTTATTCAAATCGAGAGCGAAAACATGGAAAAAGACATTCCTTATATGAATAAACATTATTTAACAAAGTCGAATCCGCTCGAAATGCCGGAAGGGGTACCAATGCTATTTCGAATTGATGGACAAAAACAGATTTTCTATTATGACGGAGAAAGAACGGTCGATAGAATGAAAGACTTTTATTCCCCATCGAAAAGAATGGGTGGTGGTACGCGTCGCAAAAAGAGACAAAATAAAACAAAGAAGAACAAAACAAGAGTCCGCTATCATTGATTATTTGTACTACCTTTTTGAACATTTCATAATATAAAATCTATATTATGACATTAAGACATTCGGACATTCGGAGTATCTATATATCTGGCATTATGTTATATATTTATGAATATCGGGAGATTGTATGAAAAACATATTTTCTATATATGCGCGAACATCGAATATACGCTTATTGATAACATACTTGAAACGCGCTCTTGAACTAAAGATGATCGACGAAGTGCATATATGGAATTATACATCGAATCCGAATGATGACAAACATCTCCGGAGTATGTGTAATATTCAACGAACAACCAGTATAAGCAATGGAAAATACGGTGAGACGCATATGGAAGTATTAAATAATCATATAACGTTTCATGTTATTGCCCAAAATGATGTTCATGTAAAATTTTTATACAACGAATCCGAATATGAACTTGTGTTAGGAGCAACATCAAATACCCGATCCATATTACGCATAAATCGTAATGATAAATGTATTGTCTATAAATCAAATGTTGTGAATCCTTTGGAAAAAACAAGGGTCGATGTATATATAGAAAAGAATGAAGACGACAGCCAGATTCATGTGAAAATAAACAATAAATTATTCATGTGTGTGGATTGCGAATATTCGTCGGAAGCCTCAGTATCCACATCGGCCTCAGCATCCACCTCGTCCTCAGCATCCACCTCGGCCTCAGCATCCACCTTGTCCTCAATATCAGACATATATGTTAAGACCGGATTCGGCTCCGTTGGATATTTTTATTACAAAACCACAGATCATTCTGATTTTTATTTCATGGATACATGTGATAAGCATACATATAATGATATGTATTATCATTACAGCAGTGATGAACACGCCGATGATGTTATTATAACATGTGATAACAGTATTGCATTTATAGATCTAAACAAATTACCATCTTTTATTGAATATGTTCGGACAAACAGTACGTATCGATTGGTATTTCCGAGTGTAATCAATAATTGTCTTGTATCCTATTATATGCAAAATAAATATGATTTAATCGAGGAGGATGTTATTTCCATTGATTATCCAGAATCCGCATACATATTTGACAGCGGACCAACCGCGGATATTCTGCATGATTATTTTTTGAAAAACTATACGTCGTTCTTAAACTATGATTATGGTCGGGAGGTTATTCCAATATACACAGATTTCGATTTACATTTTTTTGCATACAAGGGAATAAATTGGTCGCATAACATAAAGTGTGATTCTCATTCAAATGTTCTATATACTGAATTATGTGTAATGCATTTAAAAGATTCGAAAAAAATGTATTCGGGTATCGACGTATGGATTAATCCGTCGAAATGGTTCTCCAAATACATGAATTTATGCAGCAAAATTGTGAATAATTGATTTGTCCTATCTAACATTCGCGAAAAATTGAATTTAAAACAACGGTTATATATTATAATAATACGTCGAATTATAATAATATTTTCCCTATCTCTCTGCCTGCTAAAATGGAGCAACAGCCCTCAGTCAAGAAAACCATTATTGTTAAGAAGAACAAATCCAAGCAAATGAAATCGTTTCGTTTGTTGGATTTCAACGTCTATGATGAACGTAATGCAGAACAACGGTCGGATTCGGATTCAGATGATGCCAATAAAAAAGTATTCAAGGACAGTGCGAAGTTTATTATTCAAATGTTTGGGATTAATGAAGATGGCGAAACCTGCTGTATGAATGTATCTAATTTCAATCCATTCTTCTACGTGAAGGTGGGAGATGATTGGAAAAACAGAGAATTATACGAGTTTATTGGATATGTGAAAAAACAAATCGGAAAATACTATGAGGACTCGATTGTTAGTAGCGAGTTAGTGAATAAACAAAAATTATATGGATTTTCTGCGGGAAAACAGTACCAGTTTATACAGATGTCTTTCAAAAACATGGCTTGCATGAATAAAGTGAAAAATTTATGGTATAATTACGACAATGATAATCGTCGCAAATTAACGCCGCTTCAGTATAAGGGTTGTCTCTTGGAATTATACGAAAGTTCGATTCCACCCGTATTGCGATATTTCCATATTCATAATATAAGTCCCTCCGGATGGGTATATATTCAGGTGGATGCGGTATTGATTCCTCCGGTGAAAACAACCACATGTAATTATGAATATATATGCACGTCGGCACAGCTGCACCCGATTGCAAACAAGGAGACGCGCGTTCCATACAAGATTTGTAGTTTTGATATTGAAGCAAGCAGTAGCCATGGAGACTTTCCTGTGCCAAAGAAGAATTACAAACGTTTGGCGACCAATATTGTAGATTGTTATTTGAAACAGTCGCAATCACAGGATATTGACGTTTCTCGAGGAAAAATACTATTACAAAAAGCAATTATGACTGCATTTGGATACGATACATTTGAAGATATTGATCTTGTCTATCCGAAAGTGGTTCCTTCGAAAACGGCAGTGAAGACATTAACTACGAAATTTATGGAGAGCCCGCTTTCATTGATTCGTAATATTGGAAACTCCGACGAAGAAAAACGCGATTTGCTAACCATTGATACACTATTTCATAGAATCGATGATTCTGAAACAGGGTTCTTTGCCAATGGAAATGGAGGCGAAGACGACGCGGACGATTCAGGCAGTGATGTTGAGGATGATCCTGTTGCCCCTTCATGGAAAAAAAAGAAATCGACAAACACCAATGATAAAATGACAATTGTGGAGGTTCTCCTTGATGATTCGAGAGAACGCGAGGAAAAGATTCAGATTACAAATGATTTGATGACCGGTATATTTCCGGTTCTCGAGGGCGATAAAACGACCTTTATTGGTTCCACCTTTATCAAGTACGGAGAACCTGAGCCCTATCTGAATCACTGTATTGTATTAGGTTCATGTGATCCAATTGAGGGTATTGTTGTCGAAACTGCCCAAGATGAAAAAACCCTTTTGATGAAATGGACGCGACTTATCCAACATGAAAACCCCGACATTATTATCGGATACAATATATTTGGGTTTGATTATACATTCCTGTTTGAACGTTCGAAGGAATTACGCTGCGAACGTGAATTCTTGAAATTCTCCCGAAAGACCGATGAATTATGCGCCAATGAGAAGGATTTTATATTATCTCTCGATAATACCAAGATCCAATTGGCAAGCGGCGAATACGATTTGAGATACCCCAAGATATCAGGTCGCCTACAAATTGATATGTATACCCATTTAAGAAAGGACTTTAATTTGTCCTCGTATAAGTTGGATGATGTCGCGGGACAGTTTATTAGCGATGATATCAAAAAGATCGAGACAACCTATGATGACCAAAATGAGCCCATTACGCTCCTTTATAGTAGCAATTTAACGGGTCTCCATGTGAATGACTATATTCATATCGAGCTATCGAATTTCACATCGGACTACTATATGGATGGTAAGAAATTCAAAGTTGTCGATATTCTTTGGAAAAAACAGGTAGTCGAGATGGTGAAAGACAAACAAGAAACGGTTATATACAATGTTATTGTTATTTCGGGACACGAAAACATAGATACTTCCAATAAATCGATCAAGTGGGGCGTCGCCAAAGACGATGTATCTCCGCAAGACATATTTCGTCTTGCAAACGGGAGTTCCTCGGATCGTGCAATCGTCGCGAAATACTGTATTCAGGATTGCAATCTGGTACATCACCTAATGAATAAGATTGATGTCTTAACAGGATATATAGAAATGTCTCGTATTTGCAGCGTTCCGATCAGTTTTCTGGTATTCCGAGGACAAGGTATCAAACTAACAAGTTATGTTGCGAAAAAATGCCGCGACAAAAACACACTGATGCCTGATTTAGACAAATCCGGTGAAAATGAAGGATACGAAGGGGCGATTGTATTGCCGCCGAAGTGTTCCATGTATATGGACAATCCCGTCGCGTGCGTTGATTATGCGTCCCTCTATCCGTCATCGATGATTAGTCAGAACTTTTCACACGATAGCAAGGTTTGGGCAAAAGAATATGATTTGGATGGCAATCTAATCAAGGAGACTGGCGAAAAGGACAAACATGGCCGTTATGTACATGATAATTTGCCCGAATACGAGTATATTGATATTGAATTTGATACATTCAAGTATATTCGAAAGACGCCAACCTCGCGTCCTGTAAAAACAAAAGCTGGAAAAATGGTGTGTCGATGGGCACAGTTCCCAGACAATAAAAAGGGTATTATGCCATCTATCTTGGAGGAACTGCTGAAAGCGCGATCAGAGACGCGTAAAATGGCGAAAACAGAAAAAGATCCCTTCATGCAAAACATTCTCGACAAACGACAGCTTGGATACAAAGTAACTGCGAATTCACTATATGGACAATGTGGTGCGCGAACATCGACCTTTTACGAAAAGGATGTCGCTGCATCCACCACGGCAACCGGTCGCATGATGATTACTTATGCCAAACGTATTATTGAGGAGGTGTATGGAAATCGCGTATATAATACAAGTAGTAATGGACCAGTGCTAACAAAAGCAGAATACGTATATGGAGACAGCGTCGCAGGATACACGCCGGTATATGTGAAAGTTATTGGAAGCGGTACCCTTCAAGTTTGTAAAATCGAGGATGTAGCGACCCTTTATGGAAATAATGAATGGGTTCCATGCAAGGAACCTGGAAAGCAAGATAAAGAGGTTTGCTATTTGAGCAATATACAAACATGGAGTGATTCTGGCTGGACAGATCTGAAATGCATTATACGACATGTGTTGGCACCTACCAAAAAAATGATTCGTATAACAACATCATGTGGTCTGGTAGATGTTACTGACGACCATTCCCTCCTGAAACCGAACGGAGATGAAATAAGTCCCAATGATTGTAGTATTGGTACCGAATTGATGCATCATAATCTTCCGGTGGATTATTATCCAAATGAATCAGAAATAAGCATGCTAAAGACATTTGTTAGTCAAGATCGCGCAGCAGAGTATTGTATAACGCTCGCGAAATTAGGATTCAACTATAAAATCTTTGAAAAAGATGGTACGTATTGTTATGTTGTAAAAATGGTGGATGCAGAAACCTATTCGAACTCAACCGGGTCTATTGTTAGCATGGTTCCAATAAATAATTATACCGGATATGTATATGACTTAACTACCGACAACCACCACTTTGCCGCAGGGATCGGAAATATTATTGTACATAATACGGATTCGGTGTTCTTCACATTCAATCTGGAAGACCCCCAAACCGGTGAGAAAATACGCGGTAAAAAGGCATTGGAGGTTACTATTGAAATTGCACAAGACGCCGCTCATTTATGCACGCAATGGTTGAAACCGCCAATGGAACTAACCTATGAGAAAACACTGATGCCCTTCATATTGTTGTCAAAAAAGCGATACGTGGGCATGTTGTATGAAACAAATCCGAATAAGTGCAAAATGAAATATATGGGTTTATCCATTAAGAGACGCGACTCATGTGATTATTTGAAGGATACCTATGGCGGAATATTGAACATATTGATGAAGGAACATAATATCGAAAAATCGCTGCAATTCTTGAATCAGTCTCTCAACCAATTGATCTTGGGAAATGTCTCTATGGATAAACTGGCGATTACAAAGGCGCTACGCGGATATTATAAAAATCCGGGACAAATTGCACATAAGGTTCTTGCCGATCGTATTGGCCAACGTGATCCTGGAAATAAACCCAAATCTGGCGACCGTATCAAGTTTGTACATATTGTTTCGAAAGACAAAAAGGCGCTTCAGGGTGAAAAAATAGAAACACCTGAATTCATTATACAAAATCGTCTCAAAATTGACTATACGTTTTACATTACAAATCAGCTTATGAAACCATTGCAACAATTATACGGATTGGCACTTGAACAAATATGGGAGCACCAGGGAAAAAGAACCGCCATCCGAACCCACAAAAAGGAATTAGAGGAGATCGAAGCCTCGTGTGATTCCTTTGAAACCTATATGAAAAAAAGGGAAAAACACTGTTCCAAGAAAGTGAAGGTGCTTCTCTTTGACAAATACTTGAATGAAATATATAATAAGGAAAACAATCTTCGTCAAATAAATACATTCTTCCGATAAATATGTTTAATCTTAGTTTAGTAATATTATAGTTTCAGAACATATATTATTCTTATTTTTATTAGCATATATGGTAATAAAAATAATTGCATCAGCCGGGAATCGGACCCGGGGCTAAACCTTGGAAGGGTTCAATGTTACCACTACACCACTGATGCACCTAAGCGCTGCTCCTACCTAAAAAAAGAAACACAAAAAAGTTAGAAATGATTCATGGAAGGGATGGTCTTGTATATTACTTACATTTACCTCTGGGCAACATGATTCCTAGTCCCGCCGGCAGTATGTATTCGTCTGTGTTTTTATATTACTTTATAAAAAATATATTTTTGGCATTCGATTCATTGCAATCATTATTTGATAATATTCATGTTATCAAATATCAAGTAGTATTTTATTTTGTATGTTTTATATGCGAATAAGTAAATATATGCCCGTTAATTAACTCGAAATACGCTTGGTAGGAATGCCAACATCTACAATATAGATCGAATTCTCTGTAACAATAACAAATTCATTGCCCAACTTGTAAATCTTCGCAATAGGACTCGTATATTCCTCCTCGCTCTTTACAAGTAGCTTTTCCTTATTCTCTTTCACTCCAATAAGAACCGTCTTGTCGATGGACTGAGTCCAGTAATCCATCATAATCTGTTTATCCTCGACAATGGCAAGCTTCACTGCATGCTGAAGAGTCGCAGCATCCGGAAGTCGATGTCCGTCAATCGTCTCTGCAGCAGGTGTAGAAGGAGCGGCTGATGCAGGTGCTGCTTGTTGTGCAGGGGCAGGTGCGGGAGGTCTAGGGGGCGCTGCGGTTGTATTTTTGTTCATCATTTATATGTAAATGTTTCCAATATAATTATTATCAAATATTTTTTTTTTAAATGGTTTTTAACTATAATCTCTATCATAAAATAGCCATTAATGATGAAACTTGTTCGGGCGTTAATGTCTCCGGGAACTGAATTTCAAAATCGACAATTAAATTACCAGTATTATTTTCACGCACCATACCCATGTTCGGTATAATCTTTTTTGCATTTGGTTTGATAATTGTATTATTGATAATATTATTGAATGTAAGCTGTTTTCCATTTAAGTGATTCATGCTAAATGCGAACCCACACAGTGCTTCTTTCAAGGATATCGTTTTTGAATATATTAAATCTAATCCGTGTCGTTGGAACTGCGTATTATTTTCAATCTGAACAATAATTTTAATATCTCCCTTCGTATTCTCGTTTATAACATTTCCTTTATCGCGCAATATAATGATTTCATTTTCATCAATACCCTGTGGAAAAGGTACGTATATGGTTTCTTTTTCCATTTGCCGGGTATTTGCATCCTGCATAATCCATCGCTCAATTTCGATGGGAATAGATACACCATTATAGGCTTGTTCCAGCGTTATTTTCACATTTCGAATAATAGGAATGGGCTTCCCCATATTCATATTTGGTGGCATTCGACCATTGTTGAACATCATGTTGATGAAACTGTTCAAATCCCCGAATTCAGCTTGAGGACCGCCTCCTCCCATATGCGCAAAATGAATATTTGTTGCTCCCGGAAATGGAAATCCAGGAAAGGAGGGAATGCGAATTCCGTTTAATTGCGCATCATACTGACTTCGTCGTTGTGCATCGGAAAGCGTTTCGTATGCAGAACTGATCTCTTGGAATTTAGTCGTATCTCCGCCCCGATCCGGATGGTGAATCAGAGACAATTTACGATATGCCTTTTTGATTTCATCATCGCTTGCATTATTTTCTACGCCCAGAGTTTCATAATAATTTGGCATATTTTATTTCATGTTGCACAACAATATCATTATATTGTTTGTTATCTCAAATAATGAATGAAAATAATATACGGATGATAGGACTTATTAGGATCAATTATTTATAATCATAATATATGTATATTCAAATATAGATTCTTATGAAATTAGAAGTGAAATTCATACTATGTATCATATTATTTATCCTGTATTTGGGTATGAAACCCTACACTGGATTTAGAGATTGTATTTTCATCGACAAAATCATTTTGGTATTTATTTCGATTATAGGGTATTATAATGGGATTCATGTATATTGGATAGCCGGATTCTTCTTTCTCTTTATGAGCATTCTCATATGGAACGATACGACCCATTTTTTAACGCCCAGTCGCGGAGGCACGCCAATACGTGTTATGCATGATTATGATAACAATCCACATAAGAAGTCTGCACAAATAGAAAGGGCAGTTATACCTCTTCATATATATCAAACATGGCACACCAAAAAAATGCCGCCCAAAATGAAACAATGCGTTGAATCCGTAAAACTGCAAAATCCTGAATTTACGCACCACTTGTTTGATGATGGTGATTGCCGAAATTACATTAAAAAAAACTTTGACGGGGAGGTACTCAATGCCTATGACCAAATTATACCAAGCGCATATAAGGCTGATTTATGGAGGTATTGCGTATTATACAAAGAAGGTGGAATATACATGGATATTAAATTTAAATGCAATCCTGATTTCAAATTGATAGAATTGGTGGATAAGGAACATTTTGTTCTTGAGCGGCCATATATAAAACCAATCTCAATACCCTTGGCGGATGAACTGAAACAGTTGCAATCTCCAGACTATGCCTTGTTTGCCTACAATAATGTGGATCGAAAATTATGGAAGGACGGCAATATTGGGATTTATAACGCATTCATGGTGTGTAAGCCAGCAAATCCCTTATTCCGCGAATGCATCGATCGTATCGTAATAAACGTGAAATCCAAAAATTATGGACATAATCCATTATATCCAACGGGACCCGGTCTGATGGGCGAAATCTATTTTAAACACGGAGGCGTCGATAAAATACGTGAATTTGACCTCTTTTATAGCTTGAACGGAGATTGTATTCTATCGCGAAATAGAAAAGTACTATTTCATTATCCGGAGTACCGCGACGAACAAGCCAAAAATGGAAATCCCCATTATTACAAAATGTGGGAAAATAAACAAGTGTATAAGAATTGAATCTGAATCCATACAAATCAATATTACAAATACAGTATATGTAATATTTAGAACACGAGAAGCTACTCGAACTGAATGGATACCGCGTTATTATGAAAAACCGCATATACATCATTTGTGAAAAGGGCCAATTCAATCATTTCCTCATGAAGGTTATGAAAAATAGTAATATACTTACACAATAATGGCACTATTTTGTATTTATGATCTTCACTCAATAACGGTGTTATTTTCACAAAGGAGAAAAAGTAGTCAAATATATCGATTACCGAATAACCGTGATCATGGATATCGTAAAAAATGCGAATCGCTGAATTCAGATCATGCTGGAAAATACACTGAATATACGACTCAAATAGAGGATGGGAGATGGCAGAACACAAGGTTTTACACAGTTCAAGTTGAACCGGTTTCCCCAATATATGTATTTTTTCCAGATGATTTATCAAATTGCGAATCGAGTTTTGCGAGATATTCAGCAAATACTCCTTGGATTCTTCGTCAATTTGAATATTTTCGGCAGCAACAATCCGATCCATCGTGGAAACCAGCTGTTTTCTCCCGATGTGGGGAATTCGTAAAATATGAACGCGCGATTGTATGCTCTCAATAACCTTCTGAATGTTTGTACATAACGAAATAAAATGTGCATTCCCCTTGTACTTGTCAATGTAATTGCGAAACACTTGCTGACTTTGTTCATTAATATTATCAATGTCGTCTATAATAACCATTTTTTTCTTACCGAAGATCGTGCAGTGGGATTGGCAAAATGTCTTCATTTCGTTTCTATAAAAATTAATGCCTTGCTCTTTCAAATTATTCACAAACATGATATTGGACGTTTCGGGAACATTCATATGGGCAGGAATCCCATAATAATCCCGTATAATTGCATATAGGAGCGTTGTTTTTCCGCAACTTGGCGTTCCAATAAACAATATATTCAGATCGTCTATTTCATGCAGCGTTTTCACCACATCCATAATATTGCCATCGTAGTCAAAATCGTCCAAATGATATGGTTTATATTTCGATATGAATGATTCCTGTTCTTTTTTTATCATATCTTATATACGTGAAAAAGAAGAAACAAAAGAAAGAATAATAAATGTAAATAACCGTTTATTATTTATATTGTGTGCAACAAATAATTACATATGTCAAATACAAGTCCAAAAGATATACGTTTTCTTGCAATTGTATTGCTCTCCCGATAATTCGTAAGAAACAGAGAATGATAGTTGCTCCGTTTTTCAGCAAGATAGTCATTAAACCTATTCACCAATGCATGCTGGGTTTCCATGGGTAATGGCGGATCTATGACTAATACCGCATACGATCTTGCACTCAGTTTGGGCGTATTATCAATATACTTGTTTCGTTCATCATCGCTGTTTGCAATAAACAGTCCGATTTGGCTATCAATACTGTCATCAATGCATTTTGCAACAATATGTGTTATGCACCCGGCGTTTTCTGTTTCCCGCGTCGCACGCTGAATCTTATATTGATTCCCTAAGGGCAAATGGTATATTTCTCCCCCGATTGTATAGTTATTTTCTTCATTCAGTGCGAGATTCACAGGGGTTCTGCTCGGATATACGAGACAATCTGTAGTATCGAGGTTATTCGTATTATTATCGACATCAACATTCGAACCCCGTTTTTTAAACTGAATACTGCAAACAGAATACGAGGTATCTTTAAACACCTGCTCTTCAAAGATATTCACTTTCTCCAAATGATATTTTTCAATGAATTTTTTACGCAAAGAAACGTCTCCTGCACGAATGGAACATAGGAAGTTTAATGGGATGATGATTATACCTCCTACTGGATCAGAATCCACAAGTATTTGAATAAAACACTTGTATGTATCATTACAATCGTATTTGTCGTATAATTCTTTGGAGTCCGATTTGTTTCTAGCCAAATAGGGAGGATTTGTGAATACAAATTTATTTGTGAAATCGGGAGGATCATTCAGCGTATCCCTTTTGATAATATAATCTTGGTTAGGATCAATGTCATAACATTCAATAGTATATTTTGATTTATCGGTTTCACTAATGAAGGATAAGAGATCGCCCTTTCCTGCAAACGGTTCAATAATATGATGTACCTCGGGAGATATGCTGAAATTTTGCAATATGTATTCATAATTTGTCGTATAAAACTGACCAAGCTTCTGTTTCGATGATTTTGATTTTGATTTTAACATATATATTTATGATGATAGTATTATTGTATCTTATAACATGCATATACGTTTATATGTATGTATATTTTCAATTTTATCAGTTTTTTTCTTAATTAAATATCAAGGGAGATCGTGTTCTTATTCGAGCGATTTGTGCGACGATTGCTGCGTTTGGGCATAGACGCGTTTTGCATATCCTTTAATGAACTAATCGAAATCATAGAGTCATCTTCTGCGGCAAAAGATGATGACGATAGCTGCTCCTGCACTGGAGCCTGCTTTTGTACAGAACTTGTATCATGAATATTCACGGTCTTCGTCTTCAATCCGGAAATAATACTATCAATATCTGTGCGAGGTCCTTTCATCTCTGGTCTCATGGTTTGCTGAGGGCGCGCATTCACATCCGAAAAACCATTGTTCATATCTACGCCTTGTTCTCGGAACATAGTGCCTCGCGCCGCATTTATATCCTGACGGTTTCCTGGACCCTCTGTGAATTGCATAGTAGGTCTATGAGGAGGTTGCATATTTTTGGTCTCGACGGGCGCGGGAGGCGGTCCAAAAGACATGGGAGGTGGAGGAGGAGGACGATTCACCATATTACTGGCAGCCGCAAACCCGGGAGATTGCTGTCCCATGGCACTTACGGTCGCCTCGGTGAATTTCTTCATCAATTCAGGACTTTGACGAATAACATCATTGAAGCCAGGTGTCGCAGATGAAAGCGCCTTATTCGTAATATTCACAACTGCAGCGGAAAATCCAAGACGCAGTAGAAGAGACAGCTCCGGTGCCATTTTGCCTCCCTTATACTTCTCATATAACTCTGCGAAAATCTCCTCATAATCATCAATGTTTTCATTCACTTGCTCTCCCCAGCCATCCAAATTTAAATCAAATGGATTTCCAAGAGCCGAGTTGCCGTACTCGATTGTATTCACAAAAGTCATGAACCACCATCCCTGAAGTTTTATGCTATCCTTTCGTTTCTTGTCCTCCACCGCGGTTTCATACTCGTCCTCGACATCTTCATAGGGAGAATCGTTATTGAAACGAGAAATATTTTTAATGGTACCCTTTTCATACCACTCCTCTAGTTTCTTAATCATCATGCGCTTCTTTCTGTTCTTCTCCCGATCTGTCATACGAGATGCATTATACGATGCTTTATCGCCGCCGCCGCCTCCATTCGGAATATCATTGTATTTTGAAAATCCGTCCCACGTTTTTGTGTTTCCATATGTATCTTTGGTCGCCTGGCCTAAATTGGATTCTGATTTTTCGGTTGAATGTTGCTGCTGCGAAGAATTATCCTTGGACAATCCAAATAGATTGGAAATGCCACTCATGAACCCGCCTCCGCTGTTCGAGGATCCATTTCCGGTATTTGAAGACCCGATTTTACTAGATAGCTCATTCATCTCGTTTTCCAAATTATCCAATTCTCCTAAATCAATATTTACGCTGTTTGATCCACTTCTTTTTTTGTCATTCATTAATAATTCAATACCGGATCCAAAATTAACAGATGGGGGTTCCGAATTTCCACTACCAATATTCATAGAAACGGGTTCTAAATCGTGAATGCCAAGGTCATATACCTCCATTATAACTGCTTATATGTTATGTTAATAACACACTATTTATTTTTAAGTTCTCCGCATAAACAATTATTTTTTTATTTTTGAGGTACCATATTCCTTGTAAAAAAGAATCCGCCAAATCATCTTTTTTCGAGGCAATGGTTTTGGATTGAAACAGATTTTTCCATGAATCCCATCCTGGGTTTGCCTCTAAAAATTGCGAACATATGTGGATACCATCCTTTTTATGTTGCTTGTATGCCCGATTTACACCACCACCCCCTTCAGGAACAATCGTATTCTCAGGTTCATGCGTAGGGAGATTAAATCCCTTTAATTTATTAGAAGACGATACAAATTCAATAATGATTGATGGCCTGCCTCGCATAATAAAATATTGAGTTAGCATGCCCTGCAGGGTTTTCATCCGATTTGCAATGGGAGATATTTGGTTTTCAATAATAACATGCGTTATTTCCTCGATATCAGGTATATTGTCCAACACGCGTTTCATATTTCTCCCGATGCAAATGAGATCCGTTTCTCCCGCACTCTTCGTTTTTGGCGCAACAATCGGATCCAACATCTTTTTATTAAAAAAAGAACATAACATATCATACATGTCTTTTTTCAGGGACTTATCTGGAAATATCACTCCATGATCGGTCGCGATTTTTTGGAGATCCTCTACCTTTTTCTTTTTAAGAGCTGTCTCACTATAGTTTTTGTTTGGCAATAAAAAGGAGCATGTCTTTGCATGTTTTGTACAAAAGTATAAATCTCCCTTTCTGTATTTTACAGAACTTTTACAGTCGGAGATGATCTTTCCTTTTTTCACTTTCTCGCTACAATGTGCATTTATGTTTGTTTCCGCAGGCGCATCATTATCCAATAACAAATTCAAAACCTCCCAATTCAAAATAGATACATGCCCTTTACTATCATCGGCATGGGTATGAGTATGAGTATCGGTATGAATATCAAACAAACAATACGCCATATTTTTGATTCCAATATCGAAACTAATCAATCTCATTTCTTCTAAGTAAAACATAACACACATAATTGCTTTATGTTTTGATTTGCGTCAATATAATATTTTTATTTTTATAATACCGGATCATCATCATCCAAGTCTTTTAATATACGAGGATCTACATTGGGTCGAAATCGACGCATAGCCATATCTATAAATCGACGACCCGAAGAGGCAGCTGGGGCAGGGGGAATGGGAGAAGGAGGAGGAGGAGGAATAGGAGGAGGAGGAGGAGGAATAGGAGCAGGAGGCGAAGGCGAAGGAGGAAGGGCAAGACCCATATTCATGTATTTGTCGGGTTTATTTTTTTTCCATTTTCCCTGCACGGCAAGACTATTTCTTATTTGTAAGAATCGTTCTTTTGGATCTGATCCTAGATTTTTTTTAATGTTTAATATCACCCAGTCATTATAGTCGTCTATACTTTCAAACTCAGTTCTACGGTATTTGCATGGAAAATGAGATATTAATGGACGGAATCTTGCAAAATCTGGACACGCAGGTATATGACGACGATCTTCTCCCGTGTCAGCATCATCCGCACTGCTGGAAACAGTATTGTCAAAAACAGTTATTTGATTTTCTCCGAAACTAACCCTAACATTTTCTTTTTTCGGACCACCTCCCGATTTACGCGTTTTATTCTTTTTTGATCTAGATTGTAGCTTTGATCTTATTGTTTTTTTGATTTGCCTACGCGATCGCATATACAAATACTTTACAAATTACAATATACTATATACTATGGTTTTAGATTTTCTGTTTTTAGATTCCTATTCATCTATCCATCCATCTATCCATCCATCTATCCATACAATCTTATATTCAGATTCTCCCGACCTAGTGAAAATAAATTCATATTTATGCAAAAATAAGTATGAATCATTTCTTTTTTTAAGACCTCGGGAGACAGGTTTGGATATTTGACACTTTACCTTACTTCTTTCCTACTCTACGTAGCAGATCATCTTGATTGATAGAGGGAGATACCTTTCTCGCGTCCAACTCCTCTCTAGATATGTACAATTCTTTCAGATCGCTACCATAATTAGGAACGCGCTCACGTCTCTCTCTAAAAATAGGAGTTTCTTCAAAACGCTTGTAATAGCCAACATCATTGTATGCCTCATTCGTATTATAATTCATGATTTCCTTGGCGTTTTGTGTCAAATACTTTCTGTATTTCCAGTTGCTATCTACGCCCACCGATTTTACTAAATCATAATTAATAACGGCTTCGGGCTGATATGATGCGACTAAGGCGCGACCATCCGACATTTTGGGAGGAAATCCAGGATATAGCGTATTTGTATCATATCCTAAAGTGCTCTTTTTATTTTGCAGTATCTCTGAAAATGCCTGTCCGAGAAAATTCACAGACGGATATGCACTATTTATATCTTGACTATTCAACATATTGTATCGGGTTATCTATATTCTATAAATATACACAACACATTTATTCCATGTTTCCCATATTAGTTCTCATCATTACTTTCCAATAATTTTATGAGGTCAGCCTTTTTCATTTTACTAGAATCGCTCAATAGACCTCGATTCACTGCATAGGTGCGCAACTGCGTTAAATTCATTTTATGATAAGACAACTTTTCTTCCTCAGAGGATGAAGACATTTCATCTACGGTCGGAGTCATAACTTGATCTAATTTATTTACATGAATAACCTCTTCGCCAATTGCGGTATGTAATTCGGGAACTTCCTGAGCATCATCTGCCTCGAAATCGGATAACGATCCTGAATCTTCATTGTCAGTTGCAATATCATGACTGTCATAGGTTAAATCCACATTCACGACCTTCACCTGCGGTTCAGGTTCTATCACTTCGACAACAGAATCATTATCCTCATGCTCAGAATGATGTTCTCCTAATTCAATAAAAACTTCATTCTCCCTATCATACATGTTTAATGAATATACTTTAACTGCATTTGTGTGATCGTTGGAATCATCATGATCATCTTCATCATCATCTCCAGTGTTATCGTATTCTTCCTCCTTCTTGATATAAGGCAGCGTGTAATTTGCAGGAGTCATTTCACCTTCATTCGTATTGTTGTTCGCAATCGCATTAATTGTCCGCTTCATGTTCCCCATTTCTTTAACAATTGTGTTGATGATTTCAAACATTTTATCACCCTTTTGCTCGGATTCAGACAATCGCTGTTTGAAATGATATGCCAACAAGAGAATCAGAACAAAGGTTATTCCTAAACTAATGAAAAAAAAGGTTCCCATAAAATCAAAAAATCCCATTGCTTGTTTGTTGTTTGTCTATTACAATTAGAATATACAATTAAGCCTTTTTTCTAACGAACGAACAATATATCGACTATAAATAATAGTTTTCTAAGTCCATTTATATACGATTTTTGATTCAATTCTTCTTATATGCAATCCTCTTCTTCCAATGAGAACGGAAATATGTTTCGTTCGGAAAGTATTCCGACCCAAGCATCGCCTTTGCCTTTCACGCCAGTAGAACCGGAATCGTCGAGTATCTTTAGCAATAGCAATAAGAACATGATTATTCTAATATTAACCGTATTGCTCGTATTATCGTTTTTAGGTATAAATTTACTTAACGTGTTAGGAAATATTTTGCAATACATTGTCCAAATAACAAAACCTCTTATTATTTACATTCTCTCGTTCTTCGGATATACTGCAGGAACGATCCTAACCACAACTGCAGATGTAGTTGGGGATACTGTAATAACCGGAGTGGATATTGCCCAGGAGAGTGTGAAGTCGGCAGGTGAATTGCTAAAAGATACAAGTCGAACATCTTCTCCCAATTTGGATCAATCGATTAACAAGGGTAGCAAACCAGTGAAATATGATGTGAATGAGCCTGAACCCGCGAAAACAAGTAATCCAGTGGTATCCGCTGCAGGCGGAGCGAAAAAATCGTGGTGTCTTGTCGGAGAACATATGGAAAAGCGTGCTTGCATTGAAATTGACGAGTACGATAAGTGTATGTCCGGCCAGATCTATCCCTCTCAAAAAATGTGCCTAAATCCAACAATGAGTCCGTAGAATTTTTAAATAGCGTATTTTTATTACGATATGTGGTAATAAAAATAAGAACACGATTAAGACGACGAAATAATGACAAGTTATTCGTTTAGAGTGTATTGTTCTCAATTTGGCTTATTCCTGCAGGTTGAGAATCATCTTGTAATTTGAAATTATACAAAGGAACATTCGGATCATATACCAAATCCATGATGGGTCCAGGAACATTCGAATAATACGTAGGTTTGGGAATAAACTTGTCATTCGGACAAATTTCGATTACAGGAGCTTCTCCGGTTGCAATTTGATCCACCACACTTTGTGATACGCCACTTCCATTGCGAATAAATTGCGCCCATTTCTGGGATCGTGTAAAACTGTTTGTTTTCGTATTTTGCTTAGACGCCTTGTACTCGAGTATTTCGACCTTTCTTCGCATATCTAATTGCGTCTGTGTAAATCCTTGTTCGTAGGGAGATGGTTGCAATTCATTGCGCGGACCAGGTACATGATTTATTTGGTTCTGTAGTCGTTGCTGACATATATTAAACATAACATTCGTCATTCCCGGACTAATTATACTATATTGTATCTACATATAAGAAACAGAAACAGAAACAAACAATGAAAAACATAATAAAGTTATTTTTACGTATAAATAATAACACAGAAGCATAAATTACACGATAGAATGGCGACGTCTAATACTAACATTCCAAATATAGATTTGTTTTATGATACCAAAACTGCATTTCTCCCATACAGAGATACGAATGGATATCGCGATATGGTGCGAGTCGTATTTAAAATGGATAATAAAAAATCATGCAACATCCATAGCGGGCTTCTGACCCAATCCGATTTGGACGATGAGTCTTGGGACGAAATCTTCTTTGATTCGGATTCCATAACAAAGGGAATGGACATGATTTATGACATTACCGAAAATCATCATCTTTTTGCCGAACTATATGAGATTGCCGCTGCACAAATGCTATCCACAAATCCGACGATTGGTCATGCAGTGTTGATGTCATACGATTATTATTATATGTATCATACTTGTTTATGTCATTTTATTGAATCTCCGGAGACATTTAATGAAAAATCCGAATCCTATTTGAAACTGAAGATGGCGTTTATGAAATAAATAATATTTATTTTATTGTATGCATTAGTATATATAATATATATAATACGTAAATAATATGGCTTCCAGTCGAAATAAAAATACATATGGAAATTACACCGCCGAACAACTTGATTATAAACGCGCATATCAACATCGCACATATGTTCATGGACCAAATGGAATACCTGTAAGAACATTGTTGCCTGGAAATGGATTGATCGGCGGAAGATGCCCATTAACCGAATTGTCCTATAATTCTCGCGACATTGAGAGTTTTCTTTACGGGATCAATTCAACGAATTTAGTGAATCCGGAGAACACTATACAAATACAATTGAAGAAATTGCCTACGCTGGACTTGTACGAATCCAACAAGGTTATCATGCCGGATCCATTGGTGATTGAATCCAATCAACGACCCTCTTTATGGTAATATATGTTCTATATGAGTACCTTGAATTTTATAAATAATCATATGTTATTTATTTATAAAATATAAAATACATTTATCATTGGTTTGGCAAATGGGTGATACGATCATTTTAGTGAATTGAAATGTGTATCTAATATATATTTTATGGAAGAAGAAAACATTACCTTAGAGCCCATAGTAGAGCCTGTTTCAGAATCTATATCCGAACCTGTAGTGGAACCTGTCTCGGAACCTGTCTCGGAACCTGTCTCGGAACCTGTCTCGGAACCTATACCAGAGCCTGTAGCGGAACATGTAGTGGAACCTGTCTCGGAACCCGTAGTGGAACCTATACCAGAGCCTGTCTCGGAACCCGTAGCGGAACCCGTAGCGGAACCCGTAGTAGAACCCATAGTGGAACCCGTAGTGGAGCCGGTAGCGGAACCTGTAGCAGAACCTGTCGCGGAGCCGGTATCGGAACCTGTCTCGGAACCTGTCGCGGAACCTGTCG